GTCTGTCTGTCTGTCTGTCTGTCTGTCTGTCTGTCTGTCTGTCTGTCTGTCTGTCTGTCTGTCTGTCACGGGATTAATGCGGCTTATTTCTGAGACGCATGAAAACCGGCCTAAAATCGCGTTGAGCTTTGGGAGTATAGATATATTTGTCACGGCTTAAAATGCGGTGCGCGCGATCCTGTGCGGTCTGAGAGCGATTTATATAAATGTCTTATGTAGATGCAGTATGCCGTGCGCAGACCTAAAGCGATCCGCTGCATTGAGTTGGTTAAAATCTGGTAACAATTTTAATGTTATATAGTTACAATTCTGCGCCTTGATAATTTAATATTGATTACAATTTGGTTACAATTAGTGACTAATGATAATTAGTCAAGCTTATGGGTGGCGGTCTCAAAGTGCCGAAAAAGTTACTTTTACACGCTAAAGCAATAGTGTGTTAGTGTGTTAACTCATTAGCGCTTCATCACAGTGAAGTTTAGCGCTTTAGTGGGCTAAAGCATTTGAAGTTTGAGTTGAGTGCTTTAACGGATTACATCAATTTTCTAAAACTCCGGGCATATACACGCGCATTTCGCCAGGATTACGAATTGTTACAAATTTGCGACAAATGTACGGATGGGCGAAACGTATTACATGAAAATTGAAAAAATCGCGTGAGGTATATATAACAATCGAATAAATTCGCTGGTAATGCACTGGTGGTGTGTTAAGTGATAATCGGTCAATTGGCGTTGTAAGTGAGTTAATGTTATCCTATCGTGCATTTTATTGTGGAATTTTGTGTTGATATGTACATTATTTGCAGGGAATTTTGTGGGCGGCTAACATTCCTTTATTTATTTAACTTGAAATAAGTTATAAGTAAAGCTTTGTGTTATTTCAAGTTAAGGCGTGAATCTGCAATAAGCTGTGGTGAAGCTGGATGATTGTGGACGTCCAATTTTATCATTTATGCGCTGAATGATGATGTTGATGGAGCTGATGATGCAATTGTGAATGAGCATGAAAATGAATATGATGTTGGCTATGTTAATGCAAATGTATTTGAATGTGGCAATGAAGATGAAAGTGTAAATGTAAATGATTGTGATTATGTATATGTATGTGAAAATGTTTATGATAATGAATAAATATTCGCATATATACACGAGTTGTATTTTCTAAATTCAAAATCGATTTTCGACTTCCATTTTTGAAATCCAGATTCGGATTTTTGATTTCGATTTTCTGAATCGAAAATGGGCGGGATTTTTGAAATTTAGATTCGTGGTCGTCCATAATGACCCCTATTTTTTAATTTGAAAATTTTAGTTTGATTTTTCTATTGACAAGATATGATTTGTGTGTTATATTTAATTTACCAAATGAATGGAGGGTAAAATTCAAAATGAAAAAATCGTTATGGGAAATTAGTGGTTATAAACTGGAAACGCTATTTATTGAAGCCGATTCTTTTGATGAAGCTCTTAAAATAGCAAGAGAAACGGACAATGGATATTGTTGTGGTAGACCTATAATTATTAGAAATTCAAATAAGGAGAATAAGCCGAATGAATGAAATCAAACTGAGGAATGGACATGACAGACCGACAAGTCCGCTATCGGCAATAAAGGAATTTTGTTTGGAGTGTTGTGGTTATAATTCTGCCGATGTTAGATCGTGTGTAGATGAACATTGTCCATTATATATGATGCGAACTGGCGTTAATAAATCAAGATCGAAACGGCAGATGACAGAAGAACAGCGCCAAGCAGCAAAAGAGAGATTGCAAAAGGCAAGAGAAGCTAAAAATCATTGATTATTTTAGTATAAAATTGATTCTATTTCGTTCGATAATATATAAATAATATAATTTGACGTTAAAAATTAGAATTGATTTTAGAGATAAAATTATAGTAATTTTATAAAGGATGGCAAATAATGAAATCTAAATATGGGCTTAATATACCGTGCGCTAATTGCACTAATCGAGCTGTAGGATGCCATGGTGTTTGCGGTGAATACAAAGATTATAGGTTTAAACTGGATGCTATAAATTCTGATATTCGGATTAAACAACTTAATGCCAATACCGTTGAATCATATAGAAATATAGCTCGACATAAAATAGTGGGAAGAATGTAAAATTTAGTATTGACAAATTGAATTTGATGTGATATAATTCAATTAACAAAGTAAAGAAGGATGGTTAAATGGCACCGACAGCAATGGAAATAATTTTTGGGGCAATATTTGGGATTACAATTCTGGTATTGTTTATATGTTGTCTGCTTATTTATATAGTTGATAAGCATAACAGTTATGAGAATAATCGGTTACATCCAGAAAGATATGGCAAAATTAGTACACATTATTGGTGCTAATAAAATTTCTAAAAATAATGCTTGACAAACCAAAATTGATATGTTATAATGCATGATGTCAAGAGGAAATAAAGTTCTTGTCATGATAAAGCGGTGGATGGCACAGTGAGAAATAAAAGTTCTGGAAAATAAAATTTCCTCTTGACAAAATAAAAATTGTGTGATATAATATCGATGAAATGAGCGGAATTGGTGAAACTGGGAAACACATCCGATTTAAGCTCGGATGCCGTAAGGCTTATGGGTTCGAGTCCCATATTCCGCACCAAAGGGACTGTGTGATTTTGACTTGTTTTAACGACCCTATAAACGGTAAAAACAAGGAGTTTTGATAGTAAAGCTTAAAACTATCCGCTCAAAATCAGGCGAGACATGATAAACCTCTTTCCATATTTCTGTATAGGTTAGAGAAAATATGGTTTACCTTCCTTGATTGGTTTTACTTAGCTTAACGGCTAATTAAAATAGTGCTGATGTTAGTATAGTGAATGCGAATTAGAAGAAGCACTTAAAACACGCCAAGACTATACCGTGAGATTGCACGTGAAGGAATCTATTAGTTGGGGAACAGCAACTTCATAGGATAGCTCGAAGGCCAAGAGCACTGAACAAATCAACTATTTAATATTTACAGAGAGAAATAAATAGTTAATTTTATATTGGGAACGTGCGTATAGATAAAAGGCTGTCTATCCGGTTGAATGTGCTAATAGCGCTTAAAGGCAATTCAGAACGGTAGATGTTTGGGCGCACCATTGGCCTATTCGATTTATGGGGTTGGGGCAAAAAAAATAACTATAGGGGTATGATGTAATTGGTAACATATTGGAATTTGACTCCAACATTATAGGTTCGAGTCCTATTGCCCCCGCCACGGTATCTACTGAGATTCATCTTTAGTCCGTTAAGCTAAAGATTGGCAACGAAAGTGACCAAGACAGTTGTGTGTATGATGTTGGGCATCCTCTCCACAGCCAAACCGAGGGCAGATAAGTGTAAAGCTGGTCTGTCAGTAATTGCCAAATGCAGTTAGTCAATACTATTTAATTGCGATTAATGGATGAAATTTGACTAATTAACCTCAAGCTACTCATGCAAGAGGCATCTAACCAAATATCGAATCTCTGATTCTAAACAGCCTTATTCGAGGCGTAGATGAACAACAATGAGCGTTGGCTACTACGATAGTGTAGCGTTATCTCCATTGGTGTAAGGGGCATACTTGTTAATTGGTCGTGAGAAAACATTAAAGTCGCTCTTTAATGATAACAGACAGTCCGAGAGAGGAAATCAGTTCGATTCTGATTATGGAGCTTATATGCGAGAACTGGTGTGGGTTATATATAAGTCATAGGAACTCTAGTATATAATTTTTGAGGTTCGATTCCTCGTTCTCGTTCCAGTCGGTGATGGCTTGTGGGGAAGCTTTCATTGTTCACCTCCTTTCTTTTCATAAATGAGCAAATCTTCTAAGAAAAAATTTAGGGATTTGCTCATTTTGTTATTGACAAATAAAAATATCTGTGATATAGTATAACCAAGATAAAGAGCGGGAGGTAAACAAAATGAATAGAATAGACCAGTATATTAAATCACTTAGAGCCGATAAGAAATCTGAGCAGACAATAAAAAATTATGTTAAGTACATAAATGAGTTTATGCGGTTCTGCGATAAGCCTGAAGAAGAAATCGGCAATGCCGAATTGATTGGTTATAAGGCTACATTGACTGGCTTGAGTGCAAGTAGCATCAATCTTCGGCTCAGTGCTATAAAGAGCTATTGGGTTTGGCTTGAAGATATGGATATGGTTGATGATAATCCATTTGATAAAGTTAAAAAGCTCAAAAATAATCCTAAAGTCAAACAGTGCATGACGGCTAAGGATGTATCTAAGATGATAGCCGCTACTGAATCGCCGAGAGCAAGAGCAATAATATCTATATTGGCTTCAACTGGGCTTCGTTTTGCCGAAATGAATAGCATTACGATGAAACAATATGAAGAATTTAGAGCTGGTAAAACTAATGATATAATCATTACAGGTAAAGGCAATAAGCAACGTAAAATATATATCAATGAGAAAACAATGATGTATATAGATAAGTATATAGCCGATGAAATTGCCAATGGTCGTCAGCATACCATGTTGTTTGAATCGTTTGAAGGTAATGTTATAAATGAGGCTAATGCTTGTAAGAGTCTTAAGCAGATAGCATATAGGGCTGGATTGAGTTATTGGAAAGAAATCAGTCCTCATTGGCTTAGAGCTGCGTGTGCTACTATTGCTAATAAAAATGGCGTTGATGTAGCTACTATTCGTGATATGCTTGGACATAGTAATATACAGACAACTAATAGATATATTAAATCGTCTGAAGATGATGTTGAAAATGCTATGAGAAAGGAGTTATGGTAATATGACCTATAAGGAAGCGTCAGAGTATATGAACAGGCATTATAAACGATTTGTTTGGTTCGGACTATTGACTGACAAGTGTGCGCTAATGTGTGCATTAGATGCTTTGGGTAAACAAATTCCAAAGAAACCAAATTCTAATGGGTTGTGTTCGTGTGGTTATTTGCCGCTGACTAATAAAGGCACTCGCTTGAAATATTGTAGTAATTGTGGGCAAGCGATAGATTGGAGTAAATGAAATGGCTGACAACATTAAACTAAGTGACAGTGAATTTAAGCGTATTGCTATTCAAAAAGATTATGAACCGGTGGTGTATGGGAGATGGATATCTGATGGCGATTTTGTCATTTGCTCACAATGTGAAGCCGAAATGAACCAAAAAAATAGCCTTGGCGTGGACAATTCTAAGAATTACTGTCCTAATTATGGCGCGAGAATGGACGTGAGAGAATGATATGTTTTACAATTTTCGCCGCGCTTGCTTGTGCGGCAGGGGTGGCCGCGCCAACAACGGCTGCGGATCTGATGGCAATCGGCGTATGGGTACTGTGCGACATTGAGCTGCTCAAGCTGTTTTTGGGAAGCGGTGAAAAATGGATGGAGGCACTATCAATACGGTTGGTTGATGCCGACAAATTGGCTGAAAAATTCAACGAAAAGGTTGAGAGGTAAAACATGATCAAAACGACATATTTTTGGAAAGCAACACATGAACCAGATACCAGTGAAAGATATGTTAGTAATTGTATTTTAGTTTTGGGGTTTGGCCTGTGATTTGGCTTATAGGAATAATTGTAGAAGCAGTTATAGATATTGTAGACGAAATAAGGAAAGAGAAGAATAGAAATGAATAAAGATACAAGTTTTTCTGAGTTTAGGGCTTACTCCTATTACCTTCATTGGCAGGGAACTTTTTGTGATATGGGAGATATTATAGATGCGTGTGAGTAAAGAAAAACATGAGATATAAAAATTTTGAAATTCGACCTGTACCAGAATCCCAAGATGAAAATAAATTCGAGCTGGTTGATTGGTATAAAGAAACGAGTTGTTATGTTATAGCCTTCATTGAATACGATTCTGAATTGGGCTATTGGCAAATAAATTCTGTTGGAATGAGACTTATGGAAGATTGGGAAGATGGGCTTGATAAGTATATTTTGAGTTGGATAAAGCTGATGGAAGTATGTATGGAGGATAATAAAAATGACTGAATGTTGTATGAATTGTATTTATTGCAAGCCATTTCGCCATGTTATATATCAGCCATATCGAGAGTTTGTTAAAGATTGTTGTATTGTCTTAGCTAATGAACCCGATGGCTTTGTCCAGCAAGTGACGTGGAATGACATGTGTGAAATGTTTACGCCGAAAGAGGATAAAACAGATGAAAAATGAAATTATAGATGCAATTAGAGAATATTATAAAGACGATGAATCTATGACTGTTGATTGTTTATCTTGGCTATCTACTGGTAATCTACTTGAGCTTGTGGAAGTTGCAAGAGACGAGCTTATATCTATGAATTATTGCCCTTATTGTGGTAGTAAGTTGCAGACATTTACTTGGCGTGAATATCATCCTGAAGTAGATGAACCTATGCGATTTGAAGAAATGTCTGAGATGTGTTGTCCTAATTGTGATTTTAGTTAAGGAGTGATATAAAATAGACGAACAGAATAATAAGAAGCTTGAGCAGATAATAGCCGATACGATTGAGCCGAAGCTTAAAGAATCATTTAATCGTGGTATAATGGCTGGTTATGATGCGGCTATTAATATCGTATATGAACAGTGTAAATCTATGACCAGTGCTAATAAAATAAAGAAATACCTTAAAAGTAAATTCGATGAATCTGAAAATCGAGTCGAAAATATGACGAATAAAACTGATAAAGGAGGTTTGTTTTATTATGAAACTTTATGATTTTCTTAGACGTGAAACAAATGTACATGAACTGTGCGCCATTTGTGAGGATGGATATGAAGTGGCTACTTGTTGGATTGACCATGAGGATTTATTTATTATTCCTCCAAGATTGGCTAATAGAGAAGTTCAAAGAAATTATTGGGATGTATTGCCTATTGTAACTGAAAATAATAATAAGATGTATGTTCCATGCCATTATATTAATGTTTAATGAGGTGTAGGTATAAATGAATCTTAATGAACTTTACAAACAGGCGGATTACAAAGACAAATCTGGTATGCTATTTAATGCCAATTGTCTTGATATTATGGCTAAGATGGATGAAGGCTCTGTTGATTTTACCATTACTGATATTCCTTATGATGCCGTAAATCGAGATAGTAATGGCCTAAGAAATCTCGACAAAGGCAACGCGGATATTATCACTTTTAACCTTGATGAGTTTCTTAAACAGGTATTAAGAGTTACTTCCAATTCCGTTTGTATCTTCTGTGGCAAGGAGCAATTTAGTCAAATCTATAAATCCTTTGCCGATATTGGTAAGGGTACTGTACGTCCTGTCATCTGGGAGAAAACTAACCCAAGCCCTATGAATGGTCAGTATATCTATCTCAGCGGTGTTGAAATGGGTGTATGGTATAAAAAGCAAGGGGCTAAAACATTTAATGCTCATTGCAAAAATACTGTGTTTCATTACCCCAATGGCCGGAGTAAGTTGCATCCTACTGAGAAGAACCATGCTTTACTTGAAGATTTAATTAAAGATAACACGAACGAAGTTCAAACCGTATTCGACCCGTGTTGTGGTAGTGGTAGTCATTGTTTTGTAGCAAAAAATCTTGGTCGTAAATATGTTGGCGTTGAGTTAAATAAAGATTATTTTGAAATAGCAAAGAATAGATTAAGTTGTTAAAATTATGAGGATAAATAATGGAACCGATATGGGCAAATTATCATAAACATTCGTCTCTTAGCAATAATGAGGTAAATAGCGAATGAAATTGATAGATATGACAGGCTGGATAATGCGCGAACATAATGTGCCGAATAGTCGTGTAACTGTATTATATCGTGTAGATGATTTTGTCTCACCATGTGGCAGTAAATCAACAATGTGGAAATACCGGTGTGATTGTGGCAAAGAATTTGTCACAAGTGGTGTATATTTGCGTAATGGTCATACTAAGTCATGTGGATGTTATAACATAGATAATTTAAAAAAATCAAAAGCAATTCATCACGAAACAGGCTCAAGACTATATTGTGTATGGCAGGGCATGAAATCTCGATGCTATAATCCACATAATAAGCGGTATAATGCATATGGTGCAAGGGGTATTAAGGTTTGTGATGAATGGCGAAGCTCTTATGAATCATTTAAGCAATGGGCTTTGAGTACGGGCTATGATGAAAGTGCGGAACGAGGCGTATATACCATTGAACGCAAAGATACAAATGGAGATTATACGCCATCAAATTGTACGTGGCTTACAATTCAAGAACAAGCAAACAATAAAACTACTAATATAAACATTACTGTTAATGGCGTTACTCATAACATGACGGAATGGGCTAATATACTTGGCACAACTCCGTCTGCTATTTGTCATCGTTTGAAAGCAGGGTGGAGCAAAGCTGATGTGGTTACAATGCCAGTAAGGAGAATACAACATGAGAAATAATTATGTATGTTATCATTTACATACTGAACAGTCCTTACTTGATAGTTGTACTAATTATAGGCTCTATGTAAATAGGGCTAAAGAATTAGGGCAGACAGCAATATGCTTTACTGAACACGGCAATATTTTCTCATGGGTAGAAAAGAAAATGTATTGTGATGCTAATGGTATTAAGTATCTACATGGCGTTGAATGTTACCTAACTAAAGAGCTATTTGAATATCCTGAAATATCAGATGAATGGTATGAGTCCCAATTAGGCCGAGATGATGAAGAAGTTCAAAAAGCACTGAATAGGATTCTTAAAGACGGCAAAAAGAAAGTCAGAGACAACTACCATACCATTCTTATTGCTATGAATTATGAGGGGCTAAAAGAGCTTAATAAGCTATGTTATATAGCTTCTACGCCCGACCATTTCTATTATAAGCCGAGAATTACATTTGATGAATTTTTGGCTATTAGTCCTAATATTATAAAAATATCTGCTTGTCTTGCATCTCCGCTTAATAAAATGCGTAGGGGCGATATAGATATTGATGAGCGTATTTTACAAGCTTATGACTATTATGAGATTCAGCCACATATAAATAGTCAAGAACAGAAAGATTATAATTTATGGCTTATAGAAATGGCTAAAAAATATAATAAACCGCTTATAGCTGGTACTGATACTCATAGTCTTAATACTTATAAAGCCGAGTGTCGAACAATATTGCAACTTGCTAAGAAAATAGAATTTGCTAATGAGGACTCATTTGATTTAACATATAAGTCATATGATGAATTGGTAGATATGTTTGATAAGCAAGGCGTATTATCTAAAGACATATATCTGCAAGCCATAGAAAATACTAATGTTATGGCTGATAGTGTCGAGCCGTTTGAACTCGACACGTCTCTTAAATACCCTATCCTTTACGGTGATGATGATGAAAAAATATTATGGGACACGCTAAAGACTAAGTTGTTAGATAAAGAACAAAAAGGTATAATTGATAAGTCGCAAAGAGCCGAATATGTAGCACGTATAAAAGAAGAAATGCGTGTATTAAAGAAAATCGGCATGACGGGCTTTATGCTCTTTATGTCTGAGATGATTAGTTGGTGTTGGGAACATAATATACCTGTTGGGTTCTGCCGTGGTTCTGTTGGCGGCTCTATGGAGGCATATATTAGTGATATAATAGATGTTAATCCATTTACATGGCATACTATATTTGCACGTTTTGCTAATGAATATAGAACAGAAGTCGGCGATATAGATGTTGATATAGCTCCCGATCAACGACATTTGGTATATGATTATATTATTAATCGTTTTGGCACTGAAAAAACGGCTTATATCCTTGCAAGCGGTACGGTGAACGATAAGGGTTGTATAGACGAAATAGGTCGTGCGTTGGCTTATAGAGATAAGAACTCGCCTTACACTCTTTCTGCAATTAAGCAAATTAAAGATGAGTTTGCGACTAATCCTGAAGAAACAAAAAAGAAATATCCCGATTTATTCTATTATTTTGATGGGCTTAATGGTACTGTAGTTTCTCAGTCTATGCATCCTGCCGGGATTGTGGCCAGTCCTATTAATCTTATAGAAAATTATGGTTGCTTTATCAATAATGATGGGCAACAGATTCTTTATATTAATATGGAAGAGGTACATGAAACCGGTCTTGTTAAGTACGATATACTTGGGCTTAGAAATATACAAATCATTCGAGACACTTGTGAATTAGCTGGTATTAAATATCCTAAATCACATGAAATTAATTGGAATGATGAAGCTGTATGGGCTGACATGATAACTTCGCCTGTTGGTATATTTCAGTTTGAATCAAAGTTTGCTTTTGATAGCCTAAAGAAAATGTCGCCTCATACTATCAATGATATGTCTCTTACTAATGCTGCGCTTAGGCCGTCTGGTGAAAGTTATAGAGATAGATTACTTAATAAAGAGCCAAATCATAATCCATCAGAACAGATAGATGAATTATTGGCAGACAATCACGGTTATCTTGTATTCCAAGAAGATACGATAAAATTTCTTCAGGAAATATGTGGGCTTAGTGGTTCTGATGCCGATAACGTTCGTCGCGCTATTGGTCGTAAACAAGTAGATAGGCTACAAAAAGCATTGCCACAAATTCTTGAGGGTTATTGTAACAAATCGTCTAAACCGAGAGAAGAGGCAGAACAAGAAGCAAGGGCGTTTCTACAGATAATAGAGGACAGCAGTAATTATCAATTTGGATATAATCATAGTACAGGCTACTCAATGATTGGGTATCTATGTGCATATCTTAGATATTATTATCCTATAGAATTTTGTACGGCTTTGCTTAATAATGCTAACAATGACGAGGATTTGGCTAATGGTACAGAGCTAATTAAACAGCGTAACATAGCATTAAAACCGCCTAAATTTCGCCATTCAAGAGCTAAATATTTTCTTGATAAAGATAAAAATATAATATATCAAGGCTTAAATTCTATTAAGCATATGAGTGCCAATGTAGCGGAGGCGTTATATGGTATACGCGATATAAATTTTAAGAATTTTATTGATGTATTATATGCCATGCAATGGCTTGATTCAAGACCAGATAGTCGACAGCTTGATATATTGATTAAAATAGGTTATTTTGAAGAATTTGGTAAACCTAATGCATTGCTTAAAGGCGTAGAAATATTTAATAAATTTTATAAATGTAAGACAATTAAGCTTGACAAATGGGTTGAGATGGGTTATAATATAGAACAGTTAAAGCTCTATACTCAAAAAATGACCGGTAAAACAGCAAGTGGGATTGATAATCGTAGTGTTATATTGGGTCTATTGCGTTCGACCCCAATGCCAAAAACAACCATCGGCGAACAAATCAAATGGCAAATAGAGCTATTAGGCTATTCAAATCTAACAGATTCGACACGAGATGCTAATGACTGGATAATAACAAATATAGAAAAGAATAGTTATGGTTCAGTATTTTTATCGTTATATAATATTTGTTATGGAGCCAATAGGCGATATAAATTAGCTAAACAATACGTTAATAAATCGAGTGAGTTGGTTGTTGGTAATGTTGTTAGATGTGTATTAGCCGAAAGAAATAAATGGCGTAAAAATGAAAATGGCGAATTTGTTAAGTCGGCTGAAATGGAAACTTATATAAAATGTTATAAAAGATTGGAGGATTAAATAAATGGATGCTGTAGAATTTGTTAAGATTCGTAGGCGTATGTTAAAGCAAACTTGTAGAGTAACAGATTTGTATAATGATTATATAAATCCAGAAGAGGTGGTGTTCGAAACAGAAAAGTGGGCTAAAGAACATCCTGTTAAAATGAGACAGAGCGAATTTCTGAAAATGTTTCCTAACCCTGCTTTGGATAGTAATGGGATAATTGCTATACAGCCGTGTGAAGTTATTGCTGATGTTTGTAAAGATAGCAATGATAATGAAATAACTAATTGCTGTACTTGCCGTCGTGAATTTTGGTTGGGAGAAATAGAATGATAAATTGTTATAATTATAATTGCCCATTTCGAGTAAACAAAATAACTAACTCATATTATTGTAAATGTATATTTTTTGTCCTAATCGAACTGATGATCATATTGTTTATACAAGCAATCGAACCTTATCCGCTGATAAAATAGCGAAAATTAAGAATGAGGATAATCTTGATTATGGCGTTAATGTTTATAGTTGAGGTAAGTTGATGGATAATTTCAAATTAATGCCTTGTAAAAAATGTAGCTATAGTCGTGGTAGGATAATACCATATGGTCATTTTCAAAGCGATGAAATTACATATCGTATTGCATGTCCAAGATGCTCATATTGCACAAAAGAGAAGAACACAAAAGATATGGCTATTGAGGCATGGAATCAAAGGAGTTATTAATGCACTATATAACAAAACAACAGCTTCAAGAAATAAGAGATAGTTGCTATAACATAAACAAATTTCATAATAAATTAAAAGAATGCGCTGGTATTGAAGCAAGACCATGTACAATATATCAATATTTCGATGATGATGGAGATTATATTGGAAGTAGTGAGATAAGCAGTTTAGAGGATTTACTGGATGCTGCTTATATTGAGGTGAGATAATGAGATTAATTGATATTGATAAACTTAATAAACCTGTTTATGCTGAAGATGATAATATAACAGGAGCGGGAATGTCATATGCTGAAATGGATGGCTATAATGATGCTATTGACATGATGTGGGGTTATATTACATCGGCGCCAACAATAGATACAATATCCTTATCCAATAACCAAATTGATTTGCTGAACAAGGTGCTTGAATATGCAGTTGATTATGGTGGCGATTTAGGCGGCGCACATTTTGACCCAATGGTGTTACCTCAGCTTCTTAAAAAGGTTAATCGGTTTCTTAATACTTTTGATGGGGGTTATAACGTTTCAGTTATAGATAATTATATACGTATTGTAAAGGTTGGATAATATGAAAGAAGGATGGATTTGTCCAAGATGTGGCAAAGTAAATGCGCCATTCATTGGGTCGTGTGATTGCAAGTCTGATGAGCAGTTAAGCAATGCTGAGAGCGAATGCCCGTGCGGCTTTAATCATCACTGGCGCATCATGACATGCTATGATAATGCTGTTGGTGATGGCATTACATATATATGCGATAAATGTGGCGCAACTAAGAAAGTATATAATTCTGAAATTACTTAATTAAAGAAAGGATATGATGTAAATTGGGAGTAGCTGTACTCATACTCGGCGAAAGTGGCTCTGGCAAATCAGCCTCTATGCGTAATTTTAATTCAGAGGATGTAAGAGTGCTTAATGTAGCTTCTAAGCCGTTTCCGTTTAGAAATGTAAATAAACTGAAGAAGGCAAATAAAGCAACTTATGCTATGATTAAGGGTGCTGTTTCAAGTGGTCAGAGTCTTAGTTATGTAATTGATGATGCTCAGTATCTCATGGCTTTTGAGAGCTTTGAAAAGGCGAATGAGACTGGCTATACGAAGTTTACTCTTATGGCTAAAAACTATGAAGAGATGCTCAGATATATACAGGAAGATACTTCACCTGATACTATAGTATATATTATGCAACACATTGATACTGATGAGAATGGTAAGGTTAAAGCCAAAACTCTTGGTAAGATGCTCGACCAGCAACTCACAATAGAGGGGTTGTTTACTATTGTACTGTTGACCAAAGCCGATGAAAAGCGGCATTATTTTGTCACTCAGTCTGATGGCACTAATCCTTGTAAGTCACCTATGGGTATGTTTGATGATATAGAAATTGACAATGACCTTAAAATAGTAGATGATACCATTAGGGAATATTATGGGCTTAAATCTCAGCCTAAAGCAAAAGAATCTAAGAATTAAAAATGATGTAAAAATTCAAGGAGAAAATTATTTATGAAGAAGATTAACGATTTTGACAAGATTCAGGAAAACAGCAGTGGTTATAAGCGGTTGCCCGATGGTGGATATATTGTTGGCATAAAGAATGTAAGTGATGATTCTGACAAGGAATTTCTGAGAATTGAGCTTGATGTATGTAAGGGCGAACACAAGAATTATTTTCAGAAGCAGTATGACGCTGATACCAGAGAAGAAAAGTGGTGGCCGAGAGATGGCGTACTCATCAGGAGTTATAAGGAGAAGGCGCTTCCGTTCTTTAAGGGCTTTATTACGTCTGTAACCAAGTCTAATAAGAATTTTGACTGGAAGTGGGATGAACAGTCTCTCAAGAACAAGATTTTCGGCGTTGTATTCGCATCTGAAGAGTATCAGAAGAACAATGGTAAGATTGGTACTCGTAGCTATATAGCAAGCGTACATAGTGTTGAGGCAATTGAAAAGGGCGATTTTACTGTTCCTGAACTCAAGAAGCTTACCGTAACTGCCACTACCGGCAATTCTAACGGCGCTATCGTTAATCCCTTTGAAGATGATAAGCCTACTGAAAGCCCGTTTGATGATAATACCAGTCCGTTTGATACCGATGATGATAATATTTGGGGCGATTAAACAATAACATAAAATAATACTTGACAAAACCTCCTTTATGTGATAAGTTATGTAAGGGAGGTTTTGTTGAAGATGATTAATCTTACAAATAAATTTACGGCTATTGGACAACTCCAAGAAGCCAATATCCAATTATATCCAACACATATTAAAATAAAATTATCTCTTAGTATAAACAGTATAACATTAACATTATATCAAACTATATCTAAAAGATTCAACAGACAGCAATATGATAATATAATATCGATGTTGCCGAATCTGCATTGTAAAATTGATGGTTGGGTTTATACTAAAGGTGAACAATATTATAAACTCAAACAAGATAAGCCGAGCCGATTGTTCATATCTGGTAATTTATCGGCTTATACAAATCGAGTATTTTTTAATATGTGTTATATGCAATTTAGTGATATGGCTGATATGTTATCTATTGAGCTTGATGGACAATGGATAAACAATCATCAATTCTTAAATGTGTTATATTCAAGTCCGAGGGTATTCAATATTACGCCGCCTAATATATGGCAAGATGATTGTTTATACCACTTAAAATTAGGGTATAATGCTGGGTATAATATAGTTAATAGTGTTGTTCAATCAAATGATAACAGTGAATTATCTATATTGTCATATGACAAGTTAGATAAATATATTGATGATGAATTAAAAAAGAAATTATTACTTGAATGGGATATAATTTCTGAAAATTAATAGAGGTGTATAATGAAAGTATTAAGTTTGTTTGACGGTATTAGCTGCGGACGTTTGGCTTTAGAAAGAGCTGGTATTCCTGTTGAGCGTTATGTGGCTTATGAAATTGATGAAAATGCAATTAAAATAAGCAAGGCTAATTGGAATGATATTGAATACATGGGAGATGTAATGTCTACCGATTTTGCTCAATATAAAGGTTTTGATGCGGTCATTGGAGGTAGCCCGTGTACGTGGTGGAGTATTGCAAGAAGTAGTTCTGCTAAACACAAGCGCGAAGTCGAATGTAGTGGTTTGGGCTGGAATTTATTTATGAAATTCGTTGAAGCTGTAGAAGCTACTGGTTGTAAATATTTTCTTTATGAAAATAATTTTTCCATAAGTAAAGAAATTAAGGAAGAGATTACTAAACAGTTAGGCGTAAATTGTGTAATGATAAATTCTAATTTAGTGTTTGCCCAAAATAGAAAAAGATGTTATTGGACTAATATTCCTTTTAATCTTCCAGAAGATAAAGGAATTGATTTGCAAAATATTCTTGAGACAGAATATAATAAAATCGCCCCTTTTAAAGTCAAGCAAACGCCTTCTCGCATTAGAATGTGGAATGAAGGCAAGGGACGTGTAAACGGCGCTATTTGCTGTGATAATATTACTAATAAACACAAATCTGGGACTGTAGCAAGCAAACAAGATAGAAATTATAATGCTGGGCTTATTCAATTTGAAGATTTCTGTAGATTTCTAACCTACACTGAACAAGAAAGATTGCAGACGCTACCAGACGGGTACACAGACGTTAAAGACGTTACTGGCTCTCAAAGAAGCTTGGCGATTGGCAATGGCTGGACAGTTGATGTAATCGCCCATATTTTGAAAAGCATCCCTGAAGAAGATAAAAATTAATAAATAACCCTTGACAAAAGCTTTTTGGTGTGATAATATAAATACAGCGAAAGGCTTTTGTCTTTTATTTTAAGGAGGTAATAAAAATGAACTTGCGCAACTATGAGATTCGCGGGTATTACTATGAAACTGAAAGCAAGGAATATGTAAGTTTTGTCTGTAGGGTTTCGACGTGTTGTAGCGCCTTTGTTGCGAGGCGATATGTAATGAACAAACTTAATAAGTATGATAATGTGGTAATAGATTCTATTATAAGAAATATTGGAGCGGAGGCAGAATAATGGCCAAGAAAGTATCTGGTTATATAAGTGTTCGCGCACTTGGTCAGTATGATTTTGAGTTTTATGTAGACGATAATACTACGGACGAAGAAATTAAGAAAAGGGTAAGCGATGTATGTCATTATTGCATCGACTATGATGTAGAGTCGGGATATGAAGAATATACTGAAATTTGTTATCGCAAGAAAGGTGAGTGGTGGGAATGATAAAATTTATTGAGAAGAAAAATAAAACGGTTAAATTTCAGACACTTAAAGTTGGTGATACATTCAAAAGTCCTAACTGTTCTGCATATTGTATGAAGTTTGGATATCCCGTAAATGCTCATGGCTATACGTATAATGGCATTAATCTTAATACTGGATCGTTAGTAAGATTTAGTGATGCAGATGATGTATATGCCGTAAATCTTATGGCGGAAGTTGAATATTAAATATGTCTGAAATAAAATGCCGAATCTGTAACAAACAAATAGATAAATCACAAGCAATACAAATTAAGCCAAGAATATATGTATGCTGTGATGAATGTAAGCAGGTATATGAAAGCAAAGGCAAGTCGACTAAACCAATAAATAATGGTCGAAAAGAATTACTTGATTATATCGGCCAAATTTGTCCTAATGCCAATTTTGTTGTTATTAGTAGTCAATTAAAAAAGATGATGGCTGATTGTCCTAAAATGACCTATGGCGGTATAAAGTATACTATATGGTATATAGCTAATCATGCTGGCAAAGATGTATCTATATCTCCATTAGGGCTTGTTCCTTACTACTATGATGAAGCGGCTAATTATTATAAATGGCTAAGACAAATAAAAAATCAAATCATTGCTTATGATTTTGTTCAAAATGAAGAGACGGTTATTAAGACAATTAAAGAGGAGGATGTGTTTGATTGAAGTTGTGTGAGCATGATTGTATACCCTGTTGTATGTTTTGTAAATATATGATTCCTGATGTAGAAAATTCGATTAATTTTGGCCCGAAAGGATGCAGTTTGCATCTTGACGAAGAACATCAAGAAATCGCCGATGCTTGTGGCTATTGTGATGATTTTGTTTGTATGGGCATAAAGGATTAATAATTATGTTATTTTGCATAGCTACAATTAGTTTGATTACCGCAGTTGGTTTAACAATAGCAATATCGTTTTCTGATGATATAGTAGAAAAGGGCTTCTGTGCTTGTTATGCTATATTGGGTTGGATTTGGATGTTGGTGATAACAATTGCGATATAGGGGAGGTCAATAATAAAAAATGTTGTTTTGGTTATTTGTAATTATTTTAATTGTATCATTGGTATTTGTGGAACTCTTATGGGATTATGATATTCTTCAGGTGCTATCGGGCGCTACAGCCGTTATTGTAGGTATTGCGGTTAGTATAAGTCTTTCTATTATAGGATGTAATCATCTTTGTCTTGATGCGACAATAGCCAAATACCAAGCACAGTATGAATCTCTAACATATCAGTACGAAAATAATTTTTATGATAACGACAATGATATAGGTAAATACGAGCTTGTCCAGCAAATCGAAAAGTGGAATACAAGTCTTGCATACCACAAGGCGGCTCAACGAGATTTCTGGTTAGGTATTTATTATCCGAATATATATGATGATTTAGAATTTATCAGTTTAGAAAGTGGTGTAAACAATGAGTAATAAATCAAATAGTAATAGTAACATTGGGTTTACGAGCTTACTTCAGCTTGCATTTATTATACTCAAACTTTGCAAAGTAATTAACTGGTCTTGGTGGTGGGTTCTTGCTCCTGCTTGGGTTTGGATTGTTGTATTAGTAGTAGCAATTATTATTTATGCCGTATTTATGCCGTAGCTGATGCAAGGGGGTTGATAAATAAATGAAATGTGAGTTTCATGTAAATGATACCTTTGAGACTATAGGAGGCAATAAAGGCTTTATTGCGCATATACGCCCTTATAATAACTACCAAATTATTACAATATGTACGTATACTGGTTGGTATTATACGTTTGCCATTCCTTTGGGCGAATTTGACGGATATAATGATATGTCCAATATATTTAAGCATATCGGTGAGTATAATTTTAGTAAAAGCGATGAAATTGAGGAGATTAAACCATTATCATCTGATTACCGAGGTAATGATATAGTTGATACAATAAATGAACTTATCGAAGCTGTTAATGAATTAAAAGGGAGATTGAGATGAAATACGAATTTTATGTAGGCAATTATGTTGAGATGAAAGAGGGAGGTATAGGTTATATCTCTAAGATGCAACCTTTAAGTAATGGGCATATTTGTCTTTATGTTCATTTTACAGACGATAAAATTTATTCTTATAATGTTGTCGATTCTCAGCTCGAATTTCGATTTAATCGTATTGGGCAATATGATTTTACTAAGAAGGACGAAGGCAAGATTGAGCCTCTGCCTGAAAATTATACTATGCCTTATATTATACACGTGACATCGCTAGAAGAAGATCGTATAATAGATATTGGTGATATATCAAAGAAAATCAACGAGCTTGTTGAGGCTGTAAATCGAATAGATGAGAAAGTTAATGAAATGGCATAAAGTTGAGGATTATCCGGTTGGGTCAGGTGAATATGTACTTATAAGTCAAATTGTAGCAGGGCAACGAGATAAAGAGCTATGCTTTGTGGGAAAGTTAAATCGGCGTAATTGGTGGTGCAATATGATTAATGATATTAGTCCTTGTTCGTCTACAGACCGCTGGTGTCATGTTAATTTGCCGGAGGATTAATTCCCCTAATCTCTCATAAAAGAGGTGATAATTATTGTATGATGCTCAATCAGCAAGATTACTTCTTGGAGCATTGCTGATTAAACCAACATTTATACTCGATGAAAAGTACCCATTAAATAAAGCCGACTTTTCAACAAATGAATTTCATCAAAGATTATATCAGGCCATAAATGCTTTGGCTAAAAAAGGATGCCAATCGGTATCGGCTATTGATGTATATAATCTATGCAGAAATAACTCAACTGTTAAAAGAGTATTTGATGATAATGATTTATCTGGGTTTATAGATACGATTAAGCAATTAGTTAATATAGATAATTATGCCCTATATTATGAGGCTGTAAGAAAATGTAGTTTGCTTAATTCGTATGGCGATGCTGGATTTAATATCAGCAAGTTCGAGCGCGATATTGAAAAATATAGCATAGAAGATATAGTTCAATATTATGAGGGACAGCAGATAGCTATAAGAAAACAATTTTATCAAGATAAATCTGTTAAAGAATATAAAGCCGGTGATGGGTTCGCGGAGATAAAAGAGGGCTTTAAGGTTGAGCCGATGTATGGCGCAAGTACATTTAGCCCAATGGTTAATACTATAACTCGTGGCTGGATTCCCGGACAGTTATCTGTATATAGTATGCCAAGTGGCACTGGGAAATCAACTATCGGTTTATATAATCTTGTTAAAGTATGTTGCCCTGAGATATGGGATGATAAGTCCGATAGATATATACCTAATCCATGTTATCAGCATAAAGGTGGCCTATATCTCGAATGGGAAATGGACGCTAAAAGAGAGGTAACGCCTAAGCTCATATCGTCTATAAGCGGTGTTGGCACAAGAACAATACTTAATGGCAAATATCAAGAAGGCGAAGAAGAGCGAGTAGATAAGGCTATCGATATACTTAATCGGTCTAATATATATATCGTTTGTATGCCTAATTTTACTGTTGATATGATTGAATCTTATGTAAAAGATTATGTTATAAATCATAATGTACAGTATATTGTATATGACTATATAACTGATGGAGCTTCAGCCTTTAATGATTTAGCTAAGAAAAATGGCGTATCAACTCGCTCTGACCAAGCACTTGCGGCAATTGTGTCTAAACTTAAAGATATAGCCGTTGATTTGAATGTAGCCATTATGAGCTTTACACAAGTCAATGCTAATATAAATACACAAGAAATCTTAGATGCTGGTGTTATTGCTGGTTCAAGAGCTATTCAAAATACTTGTGATATATTAGGCATCATGTCCCCTTTGCGCAAACAAGAACAAGAGGTATGTGACATGGTAATGGAGAGTAAATTTGCTGGTAACAAAATAAAACCCAACCGCGTATTATCAATGGCTAAAGTTCGTTTCGGTTCAGAAGAACAAGGTATTAAAGTATGGTGTTTCGTTGATTTGAATACTGGTCATGTTACAGATATGTTTGCTACTAATAAATTCAATCAGCTCATAAATCTTACCTCAACAAATTTAATATATAAAAATTCTTGACATAACTAATCGCGTATGTTATAATCGTCTCAGAAAGGAGATGATATTATTTGATAGATATTGAAGCACTTAAAGCAAAGATAGATACAGATGATATTATCTCCTTATTAGATTCTTTGAATGTGCCATTAGTTAAAGCCGATGAACAAACAATGATATTTTATTCGGCTTGTCATTGGCATGATGAATGTGAAAAACACAAGCCAAAATTATATGTATATCCAGACGGTACGGCACATTGTTATAGTTGCTCATTTCACGGCGATATAATAAGCCTAATCCAGCAAATAAAACAATGCGATTTTAAGCAATCTATTACATATATTTGCAAGACTCTGCATATAAATACAGAAGAATGTATGCAGAATACAGCTATTGATCCATGGCAAAAAGAGCTAAAAAGATTCTTGCCCAATGCCGAACCTGATGAAGTTGATATACCGATATACGATAAACAAGTATTAGATTTGTTTGAGCCGATTCCTCATCAATCTTGGCTCAACGATGGTATAACTCAGGCCGTAATGAGCCGATTTAATATAGGATGGTATGGTCGCAATGCTCAAATAACTATGCCTGTATTTAATCCTAATGGCGATTTAATAGGTATTCATGCAAGAAATACTCGTAAGGTATTAGTCGATAAAGGGCTTAAATATCAGCCATTAAAAACGCTGAATTGCGAATATAAGTTCCCAACAGGTCAAGCTATCTATGGGCTATATGAACAGCAAGATAATATACAAGATAATAAGCAAGTTATTTTGTATGAAGCCCCAAAATCGACCTTACAGAGCTTATCACAAGGCATTGATGTTCCAGCATTAGGCATGTTCGGTTGGAATTTTAATAAGGCGCGGCGTAATATGCTATTAGAATATAATATCAACTCTGTGATAATAGCCCTTGATAAACAATATATTCAGTCTAATGGTACTGAATTTGATATATATGTTAAGCAAGTAAAAAAAATAGCTAATCTATTTAAGCCTTATTGTAATGTATATGTGCTATATGATGATAAAGATTTATTAGGCTATAAAGATAGTCCAATAGATAAAGGTAAAGCAGTATTTGATAAATTATATGAAAGGAGGATAAAATTATAAGATATGAATCCAGATGTAGTCATATTTAGCATAGCAGTATTTATGGGTGTTGTTTTGGTATTGAATTGGAATAATATAAGATATAAGTGAGGGATTACTTGTTGTGACTGAAAAAGATTTGGAGATTCAAGAACTTAAAGCCGAAATAAAAGAGCTTAGAACTAAGCTAGGACAGTATCAAGAGGGGTTAAATTGGACTAGAGACAGGCTAGTCGAAACTGAAAATATGTTAGATGTGTGTAAATCAGACTTATATAAGGCTGTTGTTTATGATTGCCGTTGTTCTCTATGCGCTAAAATGTCCGATTGCGTCAAATCCGATAATGAATTAACTCAATATAATTGTTTTAAGTGGAGAAGAGAGAAATGAAGAATTTTCTGACAATACTATATGTTCTGGTTCAGTGGGTAGCATTTGGTATTTCTATATATGCCGCTAGAATAGATGGTGGCGCAATGTGGATATTGATATGTATTATATGGGGAGGTCTGAGTGTATTAAGCACAATAGATATAATATCGAGAGGGACGAAGTAAGAGCACTTGCCATTGCTAGTGGTTCTGTAATATTTGTCAATATGGTATTACCGTTGCTTGATGGGCTTGCAAGTATGGCTATTAGCGCCATTAATAAAACCGTTAATAAATGGTCGTTAGATATGGAATTAGATAAACGTGAAGCTGAAGCTGCGGCTGAAACAATATCTCCTACTGGTGCGATTACTCAAGCTATTGGTTTTGAAGTCCCCAATGAATCAAATGATGATGAATATTATGAGGATAAAAAGAGATAAATGGTAAAAGGTAATGGCACAAGTCGGCCATATCTACACATGATAGGCGGCTCATCTACTGATGTAACAGGCTCAATGCATCATTTGCGATTTAAGAAATATTCATTACTTCTTGATTGTGGTATGGTACAAGGCGGCGATATAGTATCGGTATAGCAAGCTAATAAGAATCAAATAGAATCAATTAAAGCCAATGAGATAGATTATATTATTTTATCTCATGTGCATATAGATCATAGTGGGCTTATACCGGCTCTATTCGCTAAAGGCTGTAATGCTCATGTATATGTTCCTAAAGGCTCTGTTGATTTCCTTAAATTATTATGGGATGATAGCTTAAAAATTCTTACATCTGATTGCCAAAAGATAGAAGCTAAACATGGACGTAAAGCAAGCCCATATTATTCAGCCAATGATATATCTAAGGCATTGATGAGATGTATAGAAGTTGATTTTAATAAACCATATAAAATCAATAATTGTATTAGTTTTACTTATTATCCAGCCGGTCATATTATCAACTCGGCACAAGTTATAGTCGAATTGAAAGAGGGTAATATAACTAAACGAGTAGGATATACTGGTGATATAGGTGGCAATGCATCTCGACCTTATGTTAATAATAAGCAATCATTGCCATTTATCGATGTACTAATAGGCGAAAATACATATAATAGCCCAGCTCGACCTAATAATATAAAAGACCGTCCCAAAGATGAAGAAAAATTGGTATCTATTATAAACGCATATAGCAAGATACTAATTCCAACATTCTCTTTAGGCCGAACTCAAGAGATATTGACTGTGTTATATCATCTTTGGGATAGGAACAAATTAGCTTTTCCGTTCTCTGTATATCTTGATAGTCCATTAGCAAGTAGAATCAATTCTATTTGGCCCGATTCTTTTGAATGGGATAAAATAAGTCATTGGGATAATTTAAAAGTTATTGATTCATGGGAATCATCTGTTTTGTTACAAGCATCTAATGCTCATTGTGTGATTATAAGCGCGTCTGGATTTCTTCAAGGTGGGAGGATAATAAACCATCTTAAAACAGCTCTACCACATTCAAACAATCATCTTATATTTGTTGGATATGCCGGTGATAATAATCTTGCAAGCCAAATTAAATCTGGCCAAAAAGAGGTAATGATTGATGGTGTATTGGTACCCAATAATGCAAATATTACTGAACTTCGTTCATTTTCGTCTCATGCCAGTTATGAAGAGCTGATAGATTATTATGCCAATCAATGCCGATATAATAAGATTGCATTAGTACATGGTAATTATGAGGATAAAGTAAAATTTGCCTATACACTACAAGACGAACTTATATCTCAAGGTAAATCAGCAAGAGTAATTTGTACTCAAGAAAATCAAAAAATATACATATAAATACTTGACAAAATGGCCTTCTTATGGTAAGATTGATTTACAATTTATAAGGAGGTCATTTCTTATGTTTATGTCCGATGAAAATTATAATGCGAGACTATGTGATGATTGCTTGCATAAGCCCGTTTGTGTTTATTTGCTTGTAAAGGGTACGGCGAATAAATGTGATTTTAAGCAAACAAGAGAACAGATAACAAAGAAACTTAAAAAGAATAATCTAAACTGGCGAAGAAAATGTCAACGGCTTAGAGCTAAGAATCGTAAGCTCCAAGCTAAAATTGATGAGGTGGTTAGTTGAAAGTTAGTCCTAAGTTGCCTCAAGTTTTAAGCAATACATTTATCAATGATTATCTATCAGCTTGTGGTGTAAAAGATATAGATAAATATCTCCGTCCAGATAATAGCTGTTTTGATTCGCCTTGGGCTTATTCGAATATGGAAGAAGCTGTTGAGCTGTTAAATACGGCTATACAGGATGAATGTGTTATCGGTATATTGGTTGATTCTGATCTTGATGGCTGTGCTTCGGCGGCTCTAATGACAATGTTTCTACGTGGGTTACTTAGACAAAGACGAATCAATCCTATAATATTTCAGCATACTGGCAAACAACACGGACTAAATGATGTCTTAGATGATATAATAAATTCGCCTGTTGATTTACTTATAATTCCTGACGCTAGTTCCAATGATAGAGCCGAATGTATGACATTAGCTCAAAATCATATTCGCACTATTGTACTCGACCATCACGAAATATTAAATAGTAATCCATACGCCATAGTAATTAATCATCATTTAGGTAACGGGCTTAATACGGCTCTTAGTGGCACTGGCGTAACAGATAAATTTGTTAGGGCATATTGCGAAAAATGTGGTTGTAGTAGATGGTTCTTTGATGATTTAGTTGCTATTAGTCTTATATCTGATGTATGTGATATAACAACATTAGAAAATAGAGCCTATCTATATAACGGGTTAAATAATGTTACGAATCCATTCTTGCGGCTATTATTTGAAAAGAATAGTAAAAAATATGGTTATACGCCCGAAGCTATAGCATGGGGTATTGCGCCGTTAGCTAATGCATTAGCAAGAGTAGATAATCAAGAGACTAAGTTATTATTCTTTAAAGCTCTTATAGGCGATATAGATGGTAATGAGGCTTTAACAGATTTAAGGCGCATTAAACGCCAGCAAGACGAAGCGGTTAAATTGGCTACTAATACAATCGAGCCGAAATTAAATCTTGACCATAAAGTAATTATTGGATTTGGCGAAGTTGAGGATAAGAATTATCTCGGCTTAATAGCTAATAAATTTGTTGGTAAATATAATAAACCAACTATATTGCTTAGAGAATCTAATAATACCACATGGTCTGGCTCATTGCGTAGTCCAGTTGAGTTGGCTGATAGAATCAATACGTCTAAGCTTGCTAAAGCTATGGGTCATCAATCGGCTTGTGGTGTAGTGGTTAAAAAATCGCAATTAAGGCGATTTGCTAATTGGCTGGATTCTCTGGACTTAGATGTTCAGCCTGATATACCTGTTACGGCTATTGTTGATTCTAATGACATAGATGTTAAGCTATGTGAAATAATAGATTCTAATAGACAATTATGGGGACACGGCTTAGATTCGCCTACATTCTATATATCGACTATTGTTACTCAAGATAATATAGTCGTATTCAAAAAAAGTACAAATACTATTAGAATATCATTAGGAAATTTAACCTGTTTGAAATTTTTTGCTAAAGACGAAGATATATCCACCTTAATAAGTAAAAACAAATTTAGACTCGAAATTATAGTAAAAAACTGTAAGGTTAATGATTATAATAACGTTCTTACGCCGCAATGTGAAATAGATAGATATGAGATAAGCAATGTTGAAGATGATAATGAATTAAGTTGGGAGGATTTATTTAAGTAATGGTTTATTTGGATTATGCCGCTGCTTGCCCTAAAGTTAAATATCCTTGCTCTAATTATGGTTCGTTTTTTAATGTTAATGCCAACTATGCTTACAAGGAAAAGCAACTGTTAAAGAAGTGTGAGGATAGAATAAAAAAGGCCGTTGGAGCCAAATCTGGTAAGGTTGTTTTTGGTGGTACGAGCAGTCAGTTGATTGAGAATTTGATGACGGCTATCAACGAGGAAACTTTTTTTCGAAATGTTTTGTGCTCTGTTTATGAACATGATAGTTTTTTTAGATATGCAGACAATATGTCCGACAATATAAACTGGATGAAAAATTTATTGATTGCTTATAAAAATGACCCTGAAAGTTATGACCAGTCGTTTGTGATATGGCAAGGTGTTAACAATCTTACGGGTGAAGTTTTTCCAGTTGAAGAAATTGGCAAGCTTTGCCATGAGTATAGTGCTTTTTACATCTGTGACATGACAACTATGATTGGTAAAGTCCCAATTCCGACCAACATCGACCAATGGTGTGACTGTGCTGTTTGGAGCGGTCATAAGTTAGGCACTGAGCTTGGCATTGGTGCTATGTGGATTTCTGATGGATTAGACAAATGGCTCAATGGTTTTAAGCTACACGGCACACCTAATCTTACCGGTGCATTGGCTTTGACTCAAGCGGTAGAGGAGGTTTGCGATAAAGAAGCATTGATTGAACGAGATACCAAATGGTTTAATTTAGTTAATGAACTTGATAGAGAGTTGGATAGAGCAAATATAAAACATAGTTTTATTCCAACAGTACCGGCGAGTGAAGCTGACAAGCCTTTTGCTTTAGCAATCAACGCCATTCGTCTGCCCGGATTTAATGCAGATGCCCTCCAACAGTACCTCGCATCTAAGCAAATCTATGTATCTATTGGTGGTTCTGCTTGCGCTGAAAAGCATGATTATCGAGTGCTAAACGCCTATGGGCTGAATAACGATGAAGCCAGTGAGGTTATTAGGGTTAGCTTTGGCGAGGATAGTAACGTTGAGGATGTAGAGGCGTTGGTTGAAGGTATTAAGAATTTTAAGGAGTTGTATGTAAAATGAGCCATACAAAAGATGATTTGAGAGAACTACAATCCAAGCCCCTTGAAGAAAAAATCCAGATTTCTACCGCCCGGATAATTGAGTGGTATGAAAGTTGGAATGGGGAAGTGTGTGTGAGTTTTTCAGGTGGTAAAGATTCTACTGTATTACTTGATTTAGTAAGACGTACATATCCTAATGTTTTAGGCGTTTTCAGTGATACTGGGCTTGAATTTCCAGAAATCCGAGCGTTTGTCAAAACTTTTAATAATATTGAAATCGTTAAGCCTAAAATGATATTCGGAGAAGTTATTACAAAATTCGGTTATCCTATAATATCTAAACAATGTTCTCGTATGATTTGGGACTTGCAACATCCAACATCTCACAATGAACAAACTAGGCGATTAAGATTAACTGGCATTACCGCTACTGGGCGAAAGGCTACTACTATGAAGCTCCCAAATAAATATCATTATTGTGCCAGTGCCGATTTTAACATTGGGGATAATTGTTGCAATAAAATGAAAAAAGAACCATTAAAACATTATTACAAAAGAACCAACTTACACCCAATGACAGCCGTGATGACCTGCGAAAGCGAAAGACGAGAAAAACAATGGCTATTGCAAGGTTATAATGCTTTTAACTTAAAAGCTCTCATATCTACACCAATGGCTTTTTGGACAGAACAGGATGTATTGCGATACATCCAAAAATACAATCTATCTTATGCGCCTGTCTATGGTGAACTAAAAGAAACTAATGGGATTCTTTACTTTACTGATTATAAACGGACTGGTTGTGTATTTTGTGGTTATGGATGTCATCTTGAGAAAGAACCAAACCGTTTTCAAACCCTTGCTCAAACACACCCACAACTCTATGACTATTGTATGCGTGGTGGCAATTACGATGAATCTGGTAAATGGGTTCCTGACAAAGGGCTTGGTATGGCTAAAGTCCTTGATTTCATCAACGTAAAGTGGTGGAATGACGGTGATGAAGCCAAACGAGATGAATATCGTATAAAGTATAAGGAGAAAGAAAATGAGCAGAGCAAGAAATTGGCTAAAGAAAGTCAAGAAAACTGATAAACTTGGTAAATCATTGGCTCTAAAATGCCGTTATTGTGGTATGCCTATTGGTAAAGAAATATATGATATGGATAAGCCGTGGGAATATACTTGTAAGATATGTGGCAAGCAACCTTATATTGAATTAAAAGAACTAATAGATAAGAATAGGAATTTTAAGTTTGATGAAAACGAATGATGCTTATTCGTTCATTTCGGAACTTTATGCTAAACATCCAGACGTATTTGTTGAACAGTATTTTGGCATAAAATTATTTTGTTATCAGAAGATAATGCTTAAAATGATAAGTAAAGGACACAGAATTAAAAAAAAGATAAGGAGATTAAAATAATGCGTGAATATCATAAGATAGAAACGGTATTTAATCGTTCTACAGATGGTGATAAGAGACTTATTTGGGGCGATTATCGAAATGAAACTGTTGAATATCTTGCTGACAATATTTGGCAGTTTACAGAAAAGATTGATGGAACAAATATTAGAATACATTGGGATGGGCATAATGTAGAAATTGGTGGCAGAACTGATAGGGCACAGATTCCTAAGCATCTTATGGATTATCTGAGCGCAACATTTCTTACGCCCGAAGTTGAAGAGCTATTTGAACAGACTTATGGCGAGAAAGATGTAATGCTATTCGGTGAAGGCTATGGAGCTAAAATACAGAATGGCGGCGATTATCGTTCTGATGTATCGTTTATTTTATTTGATGTACTAATTGGCGATAATTGGCAGTCTCGTGAATGGGTTGAAGCTACGGCTAAGATGTTTAATGTTGATGTTGTTCCTATTGTACTGGAAGGTACTATTGGCGATGGAATTGATTGTGTGATGCAACATAATAATTCAACAATTGGTAAGGCGGCTATGGAAGGTGTTGTTGGTAGACCCAAAGTTGAAATGAAAGATCGACTCGGCAATAGGATAATCGTTAAAATTAAATGGAAAGATTTTAAGAATTTCGTAGAATGACCCTTGACAACCTCCTTGATTTATGATATATTGTGATTACATAAATCAAGGAGGTTATTTCTTATGAAAATGATAGCAGAGCTTATGTCGTTCAATAAAGCTATGGACGTCGCGCGTTCCAATGGGTATTTTACCATACCGCATCGAAATCAAATTTGTGGGCTTACAGAAGATGACGCACCTTGGGGTGAGAAGATAATGGTTGAATGTAATAATTTGGATGACAAATATTATACTTTTCATCACTATTCTATACCCTCTTACTGTTTTGAAGCGGCTATCACAGCTGTTGATTCATCGCTTGTTCTTCGTTACGGTACAATTATTACAGATGACCAGCTTTATGATACTAACAATGAAAGCGCTTATTGTGTTCGCATTGTGATTATTAATTGTTGCGGTTATATTTATTATATTAAGATAGTAAATGGCAAAACTGTAGAATTTAAGAAAATAGGGAGAGCAAACAATGAAACTTAAACTTATGTCATGGGATAAAGCAAAAGAAATGGCTATCGAAAATGGATATTATATTGATGCCAATAGTTCCATCGCAATGATAGATAAGGATGATGTTCCTTGGGGCAAAGAAATTGATGTTTCAATCCCGACTGTCAATTCAGAATATTATGTGTCCAGTAGATTTAATATTCCGGCCTGTTGTTTTGAAGATTATCCTTGGCAAATAGTAAGATACGGCGAAATTATAGACAGTGAAGGTGATAGCAATGCAATGCTGTACATAATATCGTATCACGAAAGCATTTATCTCATTCGTACACGTAACGATAAAATAGTAATATTTAAGAAAATAGGTAAAACGATATGAATATTAAAAAATCTGATAAACTCAAGAAATGCGCAATAGAAATAATGAAATACTGTGATAAAGCTAAGAATTGTCACGAATGTTGTCTTTGCGTTGATGGATTTTGTCCATTTAATTCTGCTCCAAGTGGATGGGATTTTGAGTATGAGGAGGATGAATAATGATAGGTAAAACAATAGCATTACTTGGACTATTCGGTCTCATTTTCGTTGGTGTATACTCCATCTATTTGATATTGGGATGTGAGGATAAACTTATTTATTTTTTATTATATTTTTGTAAAACAAGGGAAAACAAGAGGTTCGCTCCTTGCTTAACCTTTCCTCAATTTCTCTCTTTTTATAATCTTAATCCCAAGAAATGGCTACTTTATTACGAATCGGCCTATTATATTGCCAGCGGACAAGAGTTTCATTTTACTACTTATGGCGAAGTTTACAAATATAAAAAATGGTTTAATCGCGTTGCTAAAGAGCAAGCAAAACGCAATGCGCTAAGAGACTTAAATGTTGCAATGAGTGATTTAATCCGAAATATTCGCGCTGAAATTGAAAAGAATAATGCCGAAACAGAGGCTAAAACAAAACAGCTTATGGAAAATCTTAATATTAAATAGGAGGATAAATGATGGTTTATAAACATATGAGCGATTTAATGGATAATCTTAAAGCCGATTTGGAACGGCGATATAATGTCAAATGCAAATTTGTTGAAACTACAGTACCAAATAGCATAGGGTTGGCATGCCAGCTAATAGGTGCGTCCGATAGTCATTTGGCTTTTACATACTGTTTTAACCCAACCTATCTTATGGGTAGTTACAATCTTATTCTTGGAGAAATCATGATTGAGCTTGAAGAAAAATGGATGAATAGGTTGTATAGAGTATGAATAAGATATATAATTGGATTAACCTTCTTGTTAAAGACCTGAGTGAGAAATATCTTTTAACTATTGAACGACGCGAGGATGACCTGCCATATACAACAGACAAATATCTTTGTTTCTTTAATAGAAAAGTAGATTTCTATTGGTTTATCAAATACGACCCAAATGTACTAAATAGAGACTTGGAAGAGTATTATGATGGCACATTTAAGCAGATTTGTTATAATCTTGAACTTGCATGGAATGAGCATTGCCGAAAACTACTTTATGGCGAAGAGGTCTTGACAAATTAACACATATCTGATATAATCTCTTATAGAAAAGAGGTGGATTGAAATTGGCTAAATCGTCTGGTTGGGCTGAAATAAAAAAGAAATATAAGATATATTCGACAAGAAAATATAATTCTATTAAAAGGATATATCCCAGTCCAGCCGAATTTGAAGCCAAGGTAAGAGCCGAGCCTTATCACATGATACATGAATATCTTGATAAGCCGTTCAAAAATGCCGACGCTCTGATACTTGAGCTATTCCCCGGCTTGCGTTCATCGGCTGAAAGATGTAGATGGTGCTGTTTATATCTGCTCAAGCAAAATGAAGCTAAAGGTCATACCAAGCTAAATGCAAGTATATTATTTAATCAAATAAGCCAAAATTATCCTGAGCTTATTGATTATGTATATGAAGCTGTTACAACTTGGGATAGAATATATTACGATAAATCATCTAAGGCTACAAGCATAGCAAGTACATATTATAATGAATCGCTTATAGCTGAAGAAATAAAGAAACGAATAAATAATCCAGGCATTGATAATATGGATTGGCGAAAATATCGTAATATAGATGATATTGAGCTTACAGATGAACAAATGAGTTTGCTTGAGTCTGTTTGTAATAATAGTGTTGTTATGTTAAACGGCTATTCGGGCACGGGAAAAACACAAACTACAAGAGCATTAACACAAATGCTATATGATAATGGTAAATCATTTACCCTATTAGCCCCAACTGGTATAGCCGCAAAACGGCTTAGACAAGCAACAGGCAAAGATGCTTCTACTATTCATCGTTTTCTCGCAAGTGGTAATGCTATGGGCGAATATCTTATAATAGATGAGTGCAGCATGGTCGGCGTAAATCTATTAGGGCTATTATTTACTAATCTCCCTAAAAAAACAAAAATAATCCTTATCTGCGATGAAGCTCAGTTGGCATCAATATCTTGTGGAAATATAGTAAAAGATATAATAGATGGCGGCATAGTCCCAATAGTTAATCTAACTCATGTATTTAGATATGGTACAAGTGGGCTTGCAACTATAGCTACCGATGTTCGTACAGGCAAAGAAATATCGGCTAATACAGAATTTAATGATTATTCGTTTATTCAAATAGATAAAAAGCCGATAAATGATGTATTAAATGTATATGCCGAATTGCTTAAAACATATAAACGAGATGATATATTGATATTATCGCCGTTTAATGTTAAAGAATTGGGTACATACGTTATCAATAAAGTTATTCAAGATAAGTATAATTCTAACCCAACATTAACATCTTATACTCGGCAATCAGTTGAAATAGATTTTAAGACCAATGATATAATAGTTAACACAGAAAACAACTATCACATGATGGGTGAAAACTTCGCTGATATACCTGTTATGAATGGCGATGTTGGTAAAGTAGTGGGATATGATGAATCAAGTGGTTTGCTTGAGGCTCAATTTGAAAGCGGCATAGCTTATCTTGAAAAGGGCGATATATATAAGCAACTATTAGGCTATTGTTTAACTGTACATAAAGTGCAAGGTATGCAAGCCAAAGCCGTAATTGTTGTTATAGATAAAAGCCATGGTTTCTTTTTGACACGAAATTTGTGCTATGTGGCTATGAGCCGTGCGCAAGAAAAATTGGTAGTAATCGGCGATATAGATACTATCAATGAATCGCTAAAAATTCAAGAAGAAAAACGCCGCAATACTTGGCTAAAGGAGTTGTTGGTAAATGGCAATTAAAATTGATACTGTCGGTCAGCTCATATCTGCTCTATCAGAACATGACCCTAACACGCCTATTCGTATTCGTAGGAACAATAAATTAGTTGATATTAGTGACATTATACCTGTCATTGATATAGATAATAGCAAAAACTCAAGTATATGTATATGGATTAAGGAGGATTGATTATTTGATTGTATTGTATTCAACTCATTGTCCTAAGTGCAAGGTGCTCGAAATGAAGCTCAAGCAGAAAAATCTATCTTATACAGAAATAGATAATATAGATACTATGCTTAATAAGGGCATTAAAACTGCACCTTATCTCGAAGTAGATAGCGAACTTATGGATTTTAATACAGCAGTAAAGTGGGTGAATAATCAGTAATCTATGGATATAACACTAAAGCTTACTAAAGATTTTGAACGTTGCCTCGATGACCTGAAGAAAAAGTATGGTGAGGAGTTTGAATATATTAACGGTATTCATCCCAGCCAGCTTGATTTCAGTGAATTTCTTGATAAGTTCGTCGATAAAGACACTATGGCGGATGCAACCATAGACCCTAACGCCAATGCAAGACATAAAGACATTCGTTCATTTATGACCGAAAAGGGCAAGAGCGAAGATAAGCTCTTTGGACTTAATAAGATATTCCTTGAGATTAAAAAGCACTGGGGACTGAGAACGGCTAAACAGTGGCTTGAACAAGAGTTTAGCAAGGGGTTTTACTTGAACGACTCGGCTACAGCTAGTTACTTCCCTTATTGCTGGGCGAATGATTTTACTCGACTGGCTACTGAGGGTCTGTTCTTTATCGAGGGTTATAATAATCAGCCTCCGAAGCATCTTACGACATACCTTGACGATGTAATAGAATTTGTGTCGTTTCTATCTAATCGGCAGTCAGGCGCGGTTGGTATGCCTAATGTTCTTATTTGGGCATATTATTTCTGGAAGAATGATGTAGCTAATGTATATTATTTGAAAGACCCCGACACATATCTTAGACAGAATTTTCAGAAACTTGTATATCGCCTCAATCAGCCGTTTCTTAGAATAGATCAGTGTGCATTTACAAATGTAAGCATATTTGACCGCCCTTATCTTGAATCTCTGTTTGGTGGCGTTGTATTCCCTGACGGCTCATGCGCTATTGATCAGATAGAAGAACTAATAAAATGCCAGCAGATATTTATGGAAGTAGTAAGTGAAATTCGAGATGAACAAATGTTCACTTTTCCGGTTTTAACCTACTCTCTACTTTATCAGGACGGGAAGTTTGTTGACGAGCCATTCGCAAGATGGTGCTCAAGCCATAATATTAAATGGTCTGATAGTAATTTCTTTGTAAGCGATAATGTTGGTGTATTGAGCAACTGTTGTAGGCTGCTGTCTGATACTAAGAAGCTCGATGCGTTTATCAATAGCATCGGCGGTACGGCTCTTTCAGTTGGTTCTTGTCGAGTAAGCACAATAAATCTTGTCCGCATAGCTTATGAAAGCGAATTTGATAGGAAGAAATATCTCAAGATACTCAAAGATAGGGTGTTGCTTGACTGTAAGGCTCTCACATCTATGCGACATATTATTGAGCGAAATATAGAAAAAGGCTTGCTTCCTAACTATCAAGACGGTGCTGTTGAGCTTGATAAGCAGTTCTGTACTATCGGTGGTATCGGTATGTATGAAGCAATGGATTTATTTGGCTTTATTCATACAGATGAATTTGGCAATAAATCTTACTCAGATGAAGCCGTCGATTTTGCTTCACAGATACTCGATACAATCAATGCCGTTAAAGATAATTTCGAGTGTGATTTCAGCTTTAATGTAGAAATGATTCCCGCAGAAAATTGTGCTGGCGTTATTTGTGCCGCTGATAATCTGCTTTTTGAACAGGATAAATATTTTATCTATTCTAATCAGTGGATTCCACTTACTGAAAAATGCACAATTCAGGAGAAATGCCGCCTCGGACATTTATTTGACGCTAAGTGTGGTGGCGGTTGCATAGCTCATATCGACATTGAGAATAGATTCCCCAATGAAGAAATGGCGTGGGATATGCTTAATTATGTTGCGTCTCAAGGTGTTATTTACTTTGCTTTTACAACCAAGATAAATGTATGTGAAGATAAACATGCCTTTATTGGCACACAGAATTGTCCTCAGTGCGGCAAGCCTATGAATGACCAATACTCACGTGTAGTCGGCTTTTATACACCAGTTTCAGGCTATCAAGCAATTCGTAAGAAAGAATTTAATAAGCGCCAGTGGTACAACGTACTTGACAAAGATGGCATCGTATGATAAAATAAGGTTAAAGGGCATAGTGATGGAGGACTTTGTTAATTACAAAGTCCCCTCCATGTTTCTTATAACATCAATATGTGATTGGAAATGTTGTAAAGAAGCTAATATAGATATATCTATATGCCAAAATCAATCATTGATTAAACAACCTACTAAGACATATTCATATGAATCTATATATCAAGCTTATATAAATAATCCAATCACAAAAGCAATAGTAATAGGTGGTTTAGAGCCATTCGACCAATTTGAAGAAATATTTCAACTAATTCTTTATTTCAGGGCTAAAGGTTGTGACGATATGTTTGTTATATATACTGGATATGATAAACACGAGTTGTCTGAATTGTATATGTTAAGAATGTTGAAAAATATTACTGTTAAATTTGGCCGATTCAAGCCGAATAATAAACCGCATTTTGATTCTGTATTAGGTGTGAATCTAATAAGTGATAACCAATATGCAGAGGTGATAAGTTGAGAATAGAAGTAACAAGCGACGAAAATAAAAAGCAAGAAATAAGAGCGGCATTAAAGGCGAATGATAATTATTGCCCATGCCGACTTGAGCACATACCAGAAAATAAGTGTATGTGCAAAGAATTTAGAGAACAAGAATCCGGCTGGTGTCATTGCGGACTTTATTGTAAATTGTAAATATAAGGAGTGATATATTGATAAGAGTATTTGAAGGCGAACTCGGCAGAGAAAAACACCTGATAGATATTGATGATAATGAATACTTTGATACTCGTCCCATTAACGGTGAACTTATAGCATTTGTCGAGGATGGTGTTTATGATGTGTGTTTTTATAATGTGTGGCGAATCATAGATGTTCTTCACGACTATGATGTTAACGAAACCAATCTATTCGTTGAAAGATATATCTGGCCAGACGAGAGGTAATATATGATTAAAGTAGAAAACATGGAAACATTTGGTTGGGAAGCCGCTATTCGTGGTATGAGGAACCCTAAGCAGAGTTATGCAAAATCAGATAGTTATAACACCGCAAGTAACGGTTATTACATCGGCGAAAACGACATGAGGCTTGCATCGACTCTTGTCAAAGCTGGAACAGAACATAGGAAATTTACTCGAATGATTCATGTTCAGATGGATATAACAGCGCCTATGTTCTGGTGGGCCGAGTTTGATACATATAAAATCGGCACTACTCGCAACTCATGCTCTAAGATGCACACAATACATATTAAGCCGTTTGAGCTTGATGATTTCGCACATGAATGTTGTATAGAAATTCCCATAGCCCATGATGCATTAATCAATACTATTAATGCTTGTGACCAGCTCAGAATCATGTACAACGAAACACATGATAGAAAATATTGGAGGGCATTGATTGAGCTTTTACCCGAAAGTTATATGATGAAGGCAACATGGGACGGTTCATTTGAAACAATGCTTAACATAATGCACCAGAGAGATGGACATAAGCTCAAGGAAGAATGGGAGCCGTTTAGAGAAGCTTGTTTTGATAACATCCCTTATCTTGAAGAATTTTATAACATAGCTTATAAGAAAGGAGAATAAGCAATGCACTTTGATGGATATAACCCCTTTGCAACATCACTTGATGCTAAAGTATATATCACCCCAGAAATGATTAAAAAAATACTTGGCAACACTCCTATTAGATTTTACCCTACAGATAAGATAGATATTGGCATATCTATAAAAGACGTTCGATTCTCGCCTCCTGCAACAATAGTATTTTGGTCAGATAATACTAAGACAGTCGTTAAAGCTCAAAATGGTGAGCCGTTTGATGCAGAAAAAGGGCTTATGGCTTGTATTATTAAGCGCATAACTGGTAATACTGGTCGATATAATGAGCTATTTAAGAAATATATTAAGGAGGATAAGTAATGCCTAAAAAGTCTGAAACGCCTATTATTACTGACGCAAGTACAATAGACGTTGATGTTAATCAGTTTAAGTCATGGAATAGAGAAACATGGTATAATATGTTCGTTGTGATGTTTCTCAAGATGAATAATAAAGAAATAGCCGATTGTGCCGATAACATTGTTGACGCCGTTTGTGATGCAATGGATATTTCTACTATTAAGCATTATTATGAAGATAACGACAGAACACTTGAAATCGAGGCAATCAATGATTGATATAAAAATAAAACGTCTTACTAATACAGCTATCACCCCAGCTAAAGCTCATCCCAGCGATGCTTGTTTTGATATTTATGCCGATTGCCCCAATGATATATTTTATGATTGGGATATACGAGAAGATATAAATGGCATAAGAATCGAACCGGGTTGTGCTAAGACTATTAATACCGGTTTTGCTACCAATATTCCTAACGGCTATTTTGCCGCTGTATTCCCTCGTAGTGGCATGGGTATCAAGCGTCATTTGCGTCTTTCTAACAGCACTGGCATAATAGATAGCGGATATGTTGGCGAATGGCTAATATCAATATACAACGACGGTAACGAAACGCAAATTATAAAACATGATGATAGAATAGCTCAGTTTGCTATTTTGCCCGTCCTCGATGTTAATCTAACCGAAGTTGACGAACTTGACGCAACAGATAGAGGAGCTAACGGATTTGGCTCAAGCGGTACATAAATAATCAATAAAAACAAGTCTAATTTTAATCCTATCACTTAACTAATATAAATTATCACATTAAATTACAAGCGATTTTAGCATTAAAATTATACTAAATAAATAAAGAAAAAAATAGGGAATATATACATCAATTAAGATAATATATGTTCCCTATAATTACATATTAACCCGCCGCTTCAAGAGTAATAGCAATCTTTTGGTCGGCGTTATTAGTAACAGTCTGAGTCTTAGTAGTATAACCAGTCTTGCTTACTTCAACAGTATAAGTATCGCCAAGGCCACTAAGCAAGAAGGTATTAGTCGTACCAGTGATAGGAGCAATCATGGTGCTATCAGCGTCAGCCACCTTAATAATAGCATCAGTAGGAGTAACATTAACAGTAAGAACAAAGCCGTCTTGAAGAGAAACAACGCCCTTAGACGGCTTGAAAAAACGCCCATCAAGACCTATACCGCAATTACCTTTAATCTTTGTAGGCGTACCAACATCTTCACCCTCAGAGCTATGTAAGGTAATTACCTTATCAGAGACAGTAAATAAATTACCGTCCCATAATTGACCGCAAACAGAAACAGCTTTACTAACATCAACCGTCGTTGCATTAGCATCACAGATAACGCCGTTAATAATCTTCATAGTTTCGTCTATTTTTATTCCACCACAATATTTAGCCATATAACATCATTTCCTTTCTACTTATCTATAAGTACCCTCACCTATTGAGGTTATATAAACAGTCATACTTGTGCCTACGACATTAGTTAAATTAATGCCCTTACCACTAGTTATTTTCTCGCATTTCCAACCATTCAGATTGACTAAACCAGTAATTGTTTCGCCATCAGGATAAACAGCTACACAAGTTAAGCCACCATGCGCATTATCTGAAGTAGTTACTAAATAAACGCCGTTAGATAAAGTAACATCAACACTTGAATTAGCTCCAACTTCTATAGATTGTTTCCTTACTGTGTCTGCCACAGCCGAATTAATCTGAGTATCGACATAGCCCTTATTTGGAATATCCACATTATTAACAGGTGCTTTAATAACAGCGGCAGAGCCATTTACCGTTAAATCGCCAGCTATTTGTAAACTGCCAGATACATTACTATATGCCGCTAATTTATCATCGACATATTTTTTATTCGCTAATTGATTATCGCCCGTAGGAGCGTGAGTATCAATTAAATGCCCATCACTTGTATATCTTGCTATACATTGTGCTCCACCAGCATCAGATACTAAACAAACATCAGGCTTAGTACCATTTTGGAGATATGCCTTTAATTCACCCGGATTAGCCGCTACCAATGGTACTTTTCGAGCAACACAATCATCAACATATTTCTTATTAGCAATACAACCATCAGCCGTAGGCGCATCTGCCAATACTTCTTGGGTTAATTGCCGTAAATTAACAGCGTGATCTGGTGCGCTTGGAGTTCCAACAGCAACTGGTACATATTCACTCTGAGAAGATGCTTTAACAAATGCTGCTGAGCCGCCTGTAGAGCCAACCAGCCGTGGGGCATTAATGCCCGGTTCAATAACAGAACCAATATAAATCGGAGCAGAACCGTCAACATGTAATTTTTGTATACTTGTAATAGAATTGCTATTCATGTTGATATTGCCATCCATTTTGCCACCTTTAAGTGGCAATAATGTTTGCTCAGACTTAGACCATGCGCCATTTAAATAGCTAATCGTAGACACCTTATTTTCGTCAACTCTAGTAAACACCACTTCTGTAGCCGATATAGAAGTCAAGCCATATACATCGCCATTAAGTTCACCACTTATATATTTTTTCGCTAAAGAAGCGGCTACGATCTCTTGAATAGATTTATCTGCATTAAATCCTGCCACCGCATCTGATGTAAAGCGAACAATCATGTTGTGGTTATCCACATAATACTTAGTGGCCGCCTCTAAATCTTCAGTAGGATTGTCGGCTAAATGTAACCGGCCACTTAATATTCCGCCAGACAAAGATAGATATTCAGACAAATCGGCAGTGTCATCGCTATCAGACCAATTATCTGCCCCATTGCTGTGAGTATATTGAATAGACCTTGTTTCAATAACTTGTCCATCTAATCTAACCTCAGTATAACCAAAAGTAAAACCAGCTTCATTCTCATTAGCGAACTCAACATTCATCAAGCTAAATTCGCTACTATTTAATCTAACAACTAAATTTTCTTTTGCATCAAACGCCGATTTGATTTCAACATAAGTCTTATCGGCGGTATAAGTTTTATTATTGACATTTTCTGTTAATTGAATAACAAAATTTCTCGATGCTAATGCTTGCCAATGAGTAACATTACCATCATTACTTAAAAAATGTCCGCTTGTTTCATCAGTAATTGGAGGTAATCCGGTGTCAATAGCCGCTGTATCTTCAGGTTGTTCTACCCATTCATTTGAAACTTGATTATATTTGTAATATTTACCAGTATTGATTTCATAGAACTCATCGCCATTATAAGCGCTTACGATCGTTTTATCATCAGTACTTAATCCGCAATATTCATTATATCTTTTTGAGTCATAATATGCCGGTCTTTCAAGTGTAATCAAATTATCTCACCTTACCTTCGTGCCAGCGGTTGTTTTCGGCATCATAACGATATATCCTGCCCGTATCTATTTCTTTGTAAACAGCGCCATTTTCTACATTAACTGGCTTAGTATCAATCGAACGACCAGAAAATGTAGGTGCTTTATAAAAATTATTATACGCCGAGCGATATTGAGTAATCATATCATCACTCCAATTCAATCAAAAAATAAAAAACTAAGAGAGCTAATAAATTTTACTAGCTCTCTTAGTATATGCGTGTTTAATTGTTAATAAGCCAAGCCCATATCGCTTCATCTGCTATGCCAGTAATAGGCAATTTAGCTTTAGCCTGAGCTATCTTAACTGCATTTAACGTGCCAGAGCCAAAGTCAGCATCAGCGCCAGACGAGCCACAAGAAATACCACCGTCGATCAAAAGATGCTGAAGCTTCTTGACTGAATTGCCTTTATCTCCGCTCTTGAGCACAGGAGGATTAAACTCAACTTTAATCTCTTTGGGTTTATCGGGCTGAGGTTCGCTAGGCTTTTCTTCTTCGGGCTTTTTACCTATATAATCATCAGTTCCATAACCATCATTATACATAGGATGCCCAAAGCCAGCTATCTCATATATATAACGTTTCTTCTTAACAACGCCATCAACACCATTGCGAACTTCTTGATTGCCTTCAATAGTATCAATCATAGTATCAGACACACCGATAACTAAACCAGTATGCCCAGTAGACCCCATGCCATCAGACAAGAAGAATTGGTCGCCTATCTGAGGTTTCGTATCAAGTCTATTTTGAGCTTTATAATATGCCATAGACTGAGGGCAACCAGCACCATAGCTATATTGGGGCTGACAATTTACAGTGAAAGAATCGTTCGCTCCATATGCCTTAACAAAACACCAGTCACAGAATATATCACACCAATTCAACCCTTGCTTACGGTCATGATAATAATAATTCTTTATAGCGTCTAAATCTCTAGCGTACTTATTAAAATTAGCCTGCCCAGCATTGGCTTCTCTGTTATCAAGCTGTGATTCACTCTTTTTTTCAAGATAGCCAACTTCGGCATAAGCTACGTCAAGTAATATCTGTCTATCAAATTGAGTCTTAGTAGGAATAGGAGCAGGGATATTATCTTTCTTAGATTCAGTCGGTTCGTCTTTCTTTGTATTATCAGCAAGCAATTTAGCCCAAGTAGCCTCACCAATAATACCATCAGCCTCAAGCCCATTAGCCTTTTGGAACGCTATAACGGCGTTATATGTACCCGTGCCAAAATCACCATCGGCTCCAAAACTGCCACAAGAAAAGCCTTTAGCTATAAGAAACTGTTGCGCTTTCTTTACATATGTGCCCTTATCGCCCTTCTTAATTTCAGGCATACCAGTCGAAGTAGACGTGTTATCATCCTGCTTAGGTTCATTGGGGGTGACAGGTACAACCGTACTATCTTCAACTGAATCGCCAGTAAACCCATCGTTATAATTAGGTCTACCATAGCCAGCTATAAGGCTATAATTGCGTGGATAAGACTTTTTAAACACGCCGCCACCATTAGATATAACACCAGCAGAGCCAGACGTATTGCCCTCAATGGTATAAACAGTCGTATCGTCAACTTTGTATACTAAGCCAGTATGATTACTAGAACCAACATTACCAAAGAATATCTGGTCGCCAACTTGAGGCTTAGTAGCTCTAGTATAATATTGCTTATTGGCTATATAATAGTTGAGTGAATAAGTACAGCCAGCACCAGAAGAACCCATCTTTTGGCAAAGAAGATTAAGAGCATTTTCAACACCAAAGCATTTAACAAAAAGCCAATCAACAAACACATCACACCAAGCATAGCCCTGTTTATTACCATTATAAAAACCACCAACCGCATCTAAATCACGAGCATACTTAGTATAATTATTATATCCGGCATTAGCCGTCTTATCATCCAATTGTGCATTAGTTCTCTTTTCGAGATAGCCAACCTCAGATTCAGCAAGCGCGATTATTTTCTTTCTGTCAAAAGAATTACTAACAGTAGGCGTATCATCTTGCTTAGGCTCATCAGGAATTATAGCCTTATCTTTAATAATATTCATCCATGCCTTTGCATAAGCACAACGAGTAGAAATAGCTTGAGACTGATTGGCAGGTTTTTCATAATTTGTTACACAAATTTTAACAGCCTTAGCATAATCAGTAGTTGTGCTTGCCACTTTCCATACAGAAGTGTAGCGTGTCTGCATCTCTTTTATCATAAATGCAATCTGAACATCTAAGTCACCCACAGATTTGCCCTGAGATTTTGCATAATTAAGTAAATTACGCTTTCTCTCCCACCAAGTCCATTGAACTATACCATAACCAGCCGAATCTTTTTCGAAATATTTGCCGTTATATATAATTTCGCCATTATCAGCACGTCTAGTATATTCAGCATCAGTAAGCTTAAAACGATTAAGATATGCAGTCTCACAACTCATGGGGTCAAAATCGCTCGTTTCACCTTGGAGATTGCCAATTGTACCAATAGCACCAGCATATGTCATACCAGCCTTACGTAAAGCATTATAAATATATATTGCTCTTTCAGTAATTGTCATTTTATTCCTTTCTGCCTGCCTTTCTTAGCATAGCGTCAATTGCAGCCTTTGCATTATCGCAATGACTCATTTATCTACTGCCTCTAACACATTCAATACAGCTTTCATGTCTTGCTTTTCCTCGTCAGTTCCACTCTGCTTTATTTCCGCGATTTTGGCAAGGATAGCGTTTTTCCTTTCTTCTATCGTCATGTATTCACCCCCAGCGCGGATTCTATTTCCGTCAGTGCGGATTCGTACTGTGCGAGCTGCTGGCGCTCGTATTCACGCTGCGCCGCGTCGAGCTCCGCCCAGTCGCGCCACGGGGAGATCATCTCACCCGTAAACTCTACGCCGTCGTCACGTGTCCACGTATGTCCCGTGGGGACATAGCGATAACCCTCTATGTAGGCTGCGCACTTGCCGTCAAATACATCGGTCTTGACGGCGGTCATCGTGCCGTGGTGTGTGACATGGCACTTGTAGTCGTTGTCTATGTAGATTGTCATAGTCTCCTCCATTACTCAAGCCAGATGTTATAAATTGTAGCAACAGTCCAATAGCCATGGATACAAATATTATAAGAACCAGAATAAGCAGATATATCTAAGGATTCAACTTTACGTGTTAATGAAGTACCAAAATTTAAGCCTGCCTCTGTAATTGTGGTACTCTTTGAGGGTGATATATATCCTCTGGTTAATGTTCCAGCATATGTTCTTATGCTATCAATATAAAGTGTATTATAATTAGACAAATCTACCCAAGTATTAAGAGACGCATCGGAGTTCTCCCCATCAAGCAATTTCATAAAATTACTATCTATAGTAAAATTATTTCTAACTACAAAACCACCTACATTTCCGTCTGTCTCCGAAAATAAATAAAGACGATAACTCAACGTTAAGGATTTACTTTCACCATCTGTTGAGATTGTAACTGTGTTTGTTGTTGATTGAGAACCGTCAGTACAAGTAAATACCCAATCACCAGCATAATGTACGACACAATTCCAAGCGCCACTAGTATCAGGTGCATTAAGAGTTATATCGCCCATAGCAGTAGAACAAGTAGAACCAGCGGGATAAGTAACAGCTATCGTAGCAGTAAAATACGCTAAAGTAACACTCTCAGTTTGTCCATCAGCCGTAATAGAAACATTTTGACTCGAACTTAATGCGCCATCGGTACAAGCGACAACCCATGTACCTGTGCCCGGTACGACACAATCCCACGTACCGCTTGTGTCAGGGGCAGTAAATACCGTACTGCCCTTAGTAACAGTACAAGTTGAACCAGCAGGATAAGTAATGTTTATCGTAGCCGTAAAGAACGCAATAACCACAGAATACGTCGTAGTTATAGTTACCGTTCTCGTTTGTGTTTGCAATTCATTGCTTATAGATACAGCCCATTCGCCAGTAGTTAAGCCTTGGAATGTAACTACACCCGTAGTGCCAGAGTTTTTAGTATATGATTTAGTATCTTTCGATACTGTTACATCAGTATTGATAGGAGCCTGAACAGTAAGTATAGCGGCACCATCTCTGCCGCCACCAGCTCCGCCTACCATATTAAATATCATATAAGATTAACCTCTCTTATAGAATTATTAAAACATTTACAGTTAATGCCGTAGTCGGCACGCTCTCACAAGAAAATGTCAGACTATTTACCGCCTGAGCAGAACAATATACGCCAGATTCACCATAAGCCGTAAAAGAATTTGCATTAGGCGAAACAACAACAGACGTACTTGCCGTCACGCCTTGAACAGTAACCGTCTGCTTATTGTTGCTCCAACCGGCCACAGTCAAACTCGCCGTTTTATTTGCCGTAACAGGGTCAATCCCCTCGGCCTTATGTGTACTGGCATGAGTTGCAGGAGTTGGAAGCAATGTATCATAATCAGTACCATTATACCGATTTATATCTATTTCATATGTTTGAGCCAAATTTATATCACTCCTTCATTTTTAACCAAATTTGACCTAAATATCTTTTAGCAGGTTGTGCAATAGATGATTCAATACCGACTGGCTCGTGATTAACAAATATTTCCCAATATTGGGATGTTGTGCTTGGAGTTTGATTCACGTTAGTAGCCTTTGCCACCCATGACGCATTATTATAAAATACTAAATCAAGTGGATTATAATTAACAACGGAACTCCAAGCGTATCTCAGATTAAGGCCAACGCCCGGTGCACCTTGTTCGCCTCTAAGCCCTATCTCTTTCCAATAAGTAGTATTAGTAGGCAAGTTGCCTATACTACTATCGACGTTAATATACATATAATACAGATTGTTATATACAACAAAATTGTATCGAGTATATTCTTCGCCAACATCCCAATCATGCGCATTCTTAAATTCATTTATCAGCGCATTATATTGAGCCTCTAATGCCGCCATATAATCAGGCACATTAGTAAAATAATTATTCTGTTGAGCCGTTAATGAATCGACTATATCATTAATTTTATCAGCATCAAAAATCTTAGTATCTAATTGAGGATTGGCCGAAATAATATTGCTCATTCCGGCATAATCGCCATTAGCCATATCTTGGACGTATTGATTTTTTAATGCTAAATCATCTATTTGTATATCTTGTACTCTGATCATTTATCACCATCACGACTTTCTCTTAAACCACAAATAGCCCTCTTGCATATTTATAGGCTCTGTAGTAGTAAATGGATAAACGACCTGTTGCGGACTATATATACTTTGCCAATATGTTGAGCCAGATTGCGGCGTTTGATTAGTATTCTGAACCAAACAACCCCATACTACATTATCATATACTACAACATCTTCAACATAATAAGTCTCATCAGATTTCCAAGCATATCTAAATGATAAATTTTCACCAGACGCGCCTTGTAATCCTCTAAGGCTTAATTGTCGCCAATAACTACTATTGGTAGGCACAGTTCCAACAGGTGGCCTAACAATACATATAAATACTTGCGTATCGCCATTAACAATATAAGTAATAAAATTATTTATCTCATATTGCTTACTTGCGCTATAATCCCCAACATAATTAAATTGATTTATTCTATTGCCCCATATAGTTTGCTGAGACTGCACATAAGGCTCTATATCGGTTTTATAAAATCGCTGTAATGCTACACAAGTGTCCATCAGCGTGTTCATTTTTGTAGCATCAATGAATTTCTGATTAGCATTTGTTACTTGGCTATAATATTGCTGTGCCAATGTATTATTGCCAGCTTGCATAGCTTGTTGATAGCCAGTTACAGCCGCGCCATCAGCTATGGACATATTGAGCATTGTAACGAAAGAATTTATGCTATCAGGGAATGTCGTAAATTGAAGAGACGGATATGTTACACTCAAATACTTATCTCTCCTTTCTATTAAAATGACTCATACAGAGGGTAAAATCTACTTAAATTCCATGTTTGTTTACCATCGGGAGCTAAATCAACATCAATAGACTGAACTAAATATTGATTAATTATATTGCCACCTAATGGTCTATAATTAACTTTCCAACCAACATCAGCCCAATATATAGGCACTGTTGTTACATTAATAGTATCATTAAGCCGACATCTTAAATATATCTCATATTTAGCTCTTTCTAATGCCAATTCATCAGTTTGTATATTTTCATAATCATCGCCATATAAAGGTAATGTTATTTTACCAATAGAACTACCAACATAAAATGGGCTATTAGGATTATTATCTTGCCACTTGGCTTGGGCTTGCGCGTGTCCCATAAATAACCAAGTACCATTAGCTTGGTAAGAAAATACCCAATATGTATCTTTAGCTAATTGCATAATTGGTGCGCCACTCGCATTAACAATTGAATGATGACCAAGAAAATTAATTACTAATCCCTCGCCATTAGTTAATATCAAGCTCTCACTGACCACATAACCGCCTTGAGGTAAAAAAGTTTCATTAGTAACCGAACCGACCTCAGTAGTTAAATTCTCCCCATCAATAGTATATAATATGCCACCGCCAGAAGTAGCATCTTCGGGCAATACTAACCCTATCATATCATATTCTTTTAATTCAGTCAAGGCTGAAAATTGCGGCACTATTATATTATCTTGAACGGTCGTTTTATCTTTCTCACTAAAATTATCAGGCTCATGTATAGTGCCATATACCTCAATAGCATTTTTAACCGACTCAAAATCAACATCGACTGATTCACTAATGGCATTATTGTCCCATGTATTTAAGTCAATTCTTATAGGGTCATTAGCCCTATAAGGTATCATATCATAATGAAATATTCCATCAGCATCAAAATACATTTGATAAGACGGTAATATATCTCTTAATGCCTCTAATACATCCCACCAAGTAGAGCCTTGTTCAAACTCCATCTCATAAGGAATATCTTGAATAGCGCCGTCAATATTCTTACATTCTGATACTACATAGCGATTAAAGCCATTTTCTTTTAATATGCCGATAATGATTTCTCGAATATTTTGACCGACACTGAGCAACACTTTATCTTCACCAGCCAAACCGGTTACATAGCCATTTCTCAGTCCGGTTAATTTAGCCATTAAATCAACGCCTTGAAATGATAAAGTATGCGTCTGTGCATCATAACTATAACTCGGCTGATTAATTAAATATATACCCATATTAGTCCATGATATTTCGCCAGTACGAATATCATCGATGCCGACATAAATTTGTATATATTTATCTAGCCATATCTTGCCACCAGCTTGAACATTATATGAGCTATCAGTCACTACTAACTCAATGTTACAAGTTCGCCGCATATCACTATTGGCATCAATACTAACTGAGCCTTTAAGTAAATTACCCTCTAAGCTATCAACCGTTAAAAACTGAAAATTAAGCAAATCAACCCTTATATATGTATTTCGTATGTTTTGATGTGCCGTATTATACTGTGATTGAGTAATTTGATTAGACATTAATTACTCACCTCAGTTAAGCTATTATTATACAAGTCGGCTTGATTATTAGAATCGCCTATTTCAGTCCAGTCGAAACTAACGTCAGCTATGCCCATGCCATAATTGTTTTCATAGGACGTTGAGATATTATCTGTTACGAACATTAGCCAGCTATTTCCGTTCCAGTCCTTTAATATCTTAGCCTTTTTATTGGTTAAAAAGTCCTTCAATGCTTTTTGCTCTTTAACCATAGCTATCCGATTCATCGCCTTAGTCTTGAGATAATTATCGGCTAATACAGTACCAGTTACGGAACCAGTTTCATAATTAATCAAACCATTACTTACAACAACGGGATATTTACGACCATAAGGCTCAAATACGCCTATTTTCTGTACGCGCTCATTAGTGCCATATTTAACACCAGCATAAAATTTATATATAGTGTCTAAATCACATATAAATACACCATCAAATTTTGTTGATATTGTATTAGTTATATAATTACCCTCAACACCGCCAACAACTGGTACAAAAGCATATTCATACTGTTCCCCACTTGCGGCCAAATTATCATTAAATGTAAAAGATAATGTAGACATTTCATCGACCGAAATATATTTTAATGAAACCCAATCAAAATCAGTTGTCTTACGACGCTTTATCTTAATGCCATCTATTGAAGATAATGAGAATGCACTATTACCAGCAACTATATTGCCATTAAAATTAGCGTCCATAACAGTCAAATATTCCCAAGCAGTAGGGATTTCTGAACTATAAGCACTATCTACATCTCTTGTTACATTCCAATGGTCAAATATGCCATTGGTTAATCTAACCGTTTTGAAGTTATTAGCCATTATCGGCGCGGGGTCTAAGGCATTGCCATCTTTACAAAAATTATATCCACACATCATAAACATTGACAACACCTCCTTATCATGTTGTTACATTAGCTAATTTTATGGTATATTGATAACCAATACGCCTAATCCAAAATTGTATTTTATCGGTTTCTGTCGGCTTAGGAATTGAAGCACTGTATATATAATATCTAACACTACCATTGGTAACAGTAGCATCAGCATATACAGTACCATCATCATTAGTTCTATATCGAATGGTTATCTCATTATCATAATCATCTATCATAGTGATTATATTTGAGTTTTCATTAAAAGCTCTGCCCCATAAAGAAGCCGTAAAATTATCACTTAATTCAAAGCCCGAATCCCATTGAACATATCTACCGCTATTTCTATCATCAACCGCCGTATTATTATCAATATAAATGGGCGGCGTAGGATTGCTCTTAGCGCCAATCTCAATTAAATTTGATTTAACTAATACATACCCACCAGAACAGTTATTGCTTAATTCAATAATACTAAATAAACTAGGAACAGTATATATAATTGATATAGCAATAAGTCCAGTATCTACTTGAGTACCTTGAGCCGTTTGTCCTATTGCTCTAATATAATAACTCGTTCTATCAACAAATCCTGTGAATTGATGAGCAATAATTGTAGGCGGTATAATTGTAACACCAACATATTGCACACCGCTTGTCGCTATTTGTATTCTTTGAGCGTCATATAAAGTGAATGAATAGCTATTCAGCAATTCACCCTCAGCTTGGTTATATGTAACTTGAAAATTATACGAACTGTTGGTTATGGTATTATTTATAGGTAAATTACTAAACGTAAAGCTCGGAGTGGAATAACAATAAAATTGTATGCTATTAGATTGCGAAGAAGCCGCACCATTAGCATTATATGTTACTATATAAGCCGAATAATATACGCCATTGGTTAGTGTATTAGCTGGTAATATATGCTCAAATTTATAAGTAGTCTGTACCGCCCGATAGACAACTTCACTCGTGGCTTGATTAATTATGACTAATCTATTCTGTGTTACTTGTTCGCCACCAACTACATTAAAAGTAAATGTACGAGCTTGTGTAGCATCAAATGCCGCTTGTGAATATAAAATAGGAGTAGTTAACATAACATTATATCACTCCTTTACGATTTAATTTTATACCAAATATCACCACTGTTCATATTAGTAGGTTGAGTTGAAACGAGCTTATTCTTATTTGATTCTGGATAAGGTGGAGGATTACTTGCTGAATATTGTTTTACATTATCAACATTACTCAATCCTATATCTGATTTATTAAGAGTAACGGCACCAGTTTTAGTATTAACAGAAGTAACAGGATAAGACACATTATTCGCCACATAATCAACTATACCACCGGCATCGGCGACAGCATTGGTGGGGTCGTATGTTGCTCTCAGCATATCACCACCACCAGCCGCAGTTATCGCATCCGCTACAGCTTTCTCACTCGGTACTTTAGTTGTACTTGAACCCAGTGTTGTTGTTACATCAGAAGTTGAAACAGCCCCTACATCACTGGCGACTAAACTGACTGCGCCTGTTTTACCGCTTACAGAAGTAACAGGATAAGGCACATCGGTTAATTGAGAACCATCACCAATAAACTTAGTTGCTCTCACTTGCGCTGGGAATATAGCATTTTGATTCATATCATATTCATATAAATGCCCAGTTTTCGCCATAGCGCTAGTGGTTGCCCAAGCACTAACGCCGTAGAATAAAATATTAAGTACAGAGAAATTATTCAGCAAAGAAGCCGCCAATGAGGAAATACTAAAAATAAACCGAATTGAAGCTATTTGTTGTGATGAAGCGGGGGGGCCTCCAAACGGCGCATTTAATGGAATAGAATTCCATCCTGACCAACCCGCTACCTCATAGATGTCTACTGTCGTGAATATTGTCGGCGATTCCAAAAGAGACTGTTCAATCACAACCTTACACCCACGAGCACCATTCGTGCGGACGTTAATTAATATTTTTCTTAACGCAGTATAAAAACCACAGTCATTCGCATTAACTGTAATTCTAAGTTTATCTTGAATCGTAGCGGGTGTATTTACTTTTTTACCTATAAAGTAAGTAGTGCCTATTAAACTTAATAGTTGTCTCTTGGAATCATCGGACGCGTCATAATCCACCCAAGTTGCGCCATCATTGTTACTATATTCAACTGTAATCCCCGTTGCGTGGGAAAACTCGGCCTTATTCGACGCAAATAAAGAACATAGCCCAGCGTCAATTGGTGAAACACCATTCGCAATATTAGTTCCGCCCCATTGCAAATATCCATCATACAGCCCAGAAGTAAAAGCGCCGGTTACGTCAGCAGAGCCATCAAATGCCACACCATTTATTTTTTTAGCCGAAGCCAATTTAGTAGCAGTCGCGGCATTCCCATCGGCGGATAAAGCTCCAATATCCGCAGGAGTTAAAACAATATCTTCATTGAGCTGTTTAGAATTAACCTTTCTAGTATCGGGTACGGCATTGATGTCACTAGCTTGAGTGGGCACGATTATATTAGCCGTAATATTATCAGCATCATTAGCCGTGAACTCCGCTACTTTAGCCCCATTCTTCTGTATGGTTAATTTGGCATCATTAACTACTGGTATGATAGTAGTATCTGGCATTGCACCTACATCAGCAGCAGTTAATTTGACATCGCCCTTTTTATTATTAACACTTGTTACCGGATATGTGATTTCACCAATTTTATTACTAACAAAAGAATCTATGCCACCAGCGGTTTTAACATCGCCATTGGCATCATAGTCGACTTTTTTCATATCGCCTTGCCCAACACTTGCTAAGGCAACTTGTACGGCTTTTTCGCTCGGTATTTTAGTTGTACTTGACCCTAATGTTTGAGTAATATCGGTTACAGCTACAGCGCCTATATCAGCCGGGCTTTTAGGTATATCTAAAGTTGCAATAGATTCTCTCGCCTGAGCATCTTTTATATTATACTTTACATTATCAACAGTTATAGTTGAAATATCTGCCATATAGAACAAACACCTCCTTTAAGTAGTTGATTTTGTACTCAGCACACCATTAACAATCTCTAACCCATTGCCTATTTTAACGCCACCTAATTCCGTAGCGGAAGCAATAGGCAATACATATTCATCTGGACTACTTGTAGAAATAACAAAAGCTTTACTCATTCCAGCAGGAGGTACAAATACAGGATATTTCTTGCTTATCTTAGGCGCATAATCGCCATAATAAGATAAATTATATCCAATAGTATTTATATCTACTACACAAGTATTATTGCCTTTTACTTCTGTTACTACTCCAAATAATATGTTAGGGGTTGATTTTTTAATAGCGGCATCAACAATTATTTTTATTGCATCAAGTATTTCTTTTTGAACTTTTGTATCTGCCATTACTTCACCTCTATTATCAAAAGGGGTAAGATTAACTTACCCCTCATTAATTTATTATGCTCTTGCATAACTATATTGATATGCAAGATTCTTTAAGCCATCTAAGAACTCACCAGCATTAGAAACGCTCGGTAATTCAAGCCGACTAATATCAAAGGAGTAGTTAGTCACTATGGCTCGTCCTATGTTGGACAGGGCATCTTTAATATTAAGGCTTGACAATGCCATGAGATTCTTTGTTGCTTCAGCCGGGATTATACCATCGCCATGTCCAAGCACCCGCATCTCAGGTCCATTTTCGCCAACTAAAGATAGTCCACCTCTTGCGTTAGTTGTACCATTAGCATACTTACCTGTTAACTGGTCGACTTCTCTTTGAGCTTTTGCTATAGCATCAAGATTCTGTAAATACTGGAAACGACCGCCACTAAGCGCATATACCCTATTCTCTTTGGCTTTAGCTAAATCACTTAATTTCTCTTCAAGCCTAATCTGATCTTCAAGGGACTGATTTTGATACTTATATATTTCTTCCTCATGTTGCCAATATTCGTCTTTAGCATCACTAAGATTTTTTAAGTATCGCTCATTCATTATCTCTAAATCACGATAATACTGTGCTTCAGAGATAACATCCATATTAAGCCAGTGTTTCTTTTCTTTTAGCCATTCCTCAAAATTCTTCTTTAAGTCCTCGCCAGAGCCATAAAGAGTAGTAACACCAGAATAAGTCGGATCATTTCGCCTATCGGGGTATTTAGGATTATTCTTAGTGCCGTTGGCCATAGCCGGGATGGGATTCTCGGCTACATCATCCACTGTTAAGCCACGGTCTTTAAGAATGCCTTGGGTTTGTCTAGCTGTATAAATTTTAGCGCCCTTAGGTATTGGCTGGACGGTCTCTTTACCATCATTGTAAATTTGACCAACACCATCATGTACGACTAATTCACCAGCAGAACCATTAACAGGTGCGCCATCATTTATTAATGCTAATCCACCCGGAGCCGATTTAGTACCAGTTGCATACTTACCTGTTTTCTTATAATTAACCGTAACAGTTACAGTTTTATCATGCAACTGGTCAAGTCCACGTTTAATAGTAGCAAGATTCTGTATAGCAACACTAGCACCGGAACAAACAACAGAGAAATATTTGTCTGGTATGGTATAGTTCTTAATGGTGTTAAGGTTTGTTAAAGCAGAGGTTATATTAGCTTTAACAGTTACTTTAGGTTTAACATTAGATAATGCATCAGCCGCAGATTGAACGTCTTGAATTTGCGCTCTAGCCTCTGGCGCATTAGTCGTTATAGTAACATCAACACCAGCAACAATATTATTTATATCATTTGTTACTGAATTGATTTGTTCTTTAGCCGCAGAAACATCAGCTTCAAGCGTTACTTTAACTGTTTTGCCATTAATCTTATCTATCCAGTCGGCAATATTTTGTAATGCCCCTTCAAGTTCGTGACCTTCCGCAACTGTACTAATGTGGACATCCATGCTCTGATCTTCCACACTATCATTGACTGCTTCTATCTGATTTTTAGCTTCTTCGGCGTTTGTTTCGACATTAATATTTTTATCGCTAAATTTAATGCCTTCGGCTTCTACCAACTTGGCAATAAAATCATCAATATTGCCAATTTTAGATAAATCAATAGCGTCCCCCGCAGCTAAATCTAACAGCGCTGTCTTTAATCCCTTAACAGAAGTTATACCTAATTCAGAATTATTAACAAGTGCCTTAGCGACTTCTCCTATTGCACTTGAACTATTCTTCATGTGGTCGGGGAAACTAGCCAACGCTTTATCTGCGGTTTCAACCGATTTATTATATTTATCTAATGCATCCTGACCCTCTTTGTAAGCATTAAGTAGATTATTATAATTTGATAACCATTGCGACTCAGCATCAGATAGTTTATCACCATTTTCTAATCTAGCTTGCAAACCATCAGCTATTTGCTTATTTGATTCTATGTAGCTCTTTGCAAGATTTAATTGTTCTTGAGTAGGTTTTGCACCCTTGCTTATGTTATCAGCAAGCTCCTGAAACGCCGATGAAGAGGTTTCTAAATCTGCAACAACATCATCTATAACAATGCCGAAATCTTCAAGCTCATTTTGCATATCTTCGACAGACTTAATCGTGCCGTCAGCGTTTACCCATGAGAGCCCCAATGCCTTAGCATAGGCTTCCGCCGCTGCTTGAACGCTACTAAATTTAGATGGTAACGCATCCAAAGCATCAAATCGTGCAATTTCTTCAGCAGTTAAATCAAAGCCCTTAAATCTGTCTCTATCGCCATACTGTAAATATTGTCCATAGATACTACGGTCTGCGCCATGAACTTTGGTGCCCATTTTAACGCCGCCCTTAATAGCTTCTTGATACGCACCTATAGCAGCCTCAGTTTGTCTCTGTTTTTCAAGGTCTATAAGTTGCTGATAATACTCTATCTGATCTTGAAGAACTTCTATTTCGTGCTGTTGTTCAGATGTTCTATCGGCATAGGGTGTATTATTTAATTCATCGAGCTTTTTCTTTGTATCATCTAAGCTTTGTTGATACTCTTCTGTCTTTTGCTTAGACTTATCAAATTCGCCCATGAATTTATCGAATTTGCTGTCGGCATTTTTTATCGCGTCTACAATTAAAATAATAGCCGCCGCGACAGCGCCTATAGCCAACGCTATGACTGTCCACTTACCGCCAGCGGCCATCCCCAGAAAAGCCTCTACGCCACCCGTGGCTTTTTTAACTGAAGATGCAATGCCAATTATTTTGCTAATAAATTCACCGGCAATACCAGTAACACCAGTAATCGCACCGCCAAATAATACTGCTTTAGCAACGGCTTGCCCCATATCAGTGTTAGCAAATTCGAGTAATTTTGTGCCAGCATCTAATATTGAACCGATAAATTCTTTTGTAATTGTATTGGATGCAAAATTCTCATATGCGGCTTTGAGATTTTGTAATTTCGCCTCAATAGATTCCATATAAGAGGCATTTTCATCCATTGCAGATTTTTGTGAATCATAAGCCGTATTAGCAGCATCTATAGCCGCTTGGAAGTTATTCATAACCGCACCGAATACTTCAAACTGGTTCTTACCAGCATAAGCCAATGCTATAGATTGCTGCTCAGAACTCGACATATTGTCCCAATCGGATTTCAAATCTTTGAATATCTGGAATGTCGATTTCATATCTCCCGTGGTTTCATCCATAAGAGATAAAGATTTTGTTGCGCCACCAACTTTATATTCAATTTCTCCTGCATCATTAGCGGCTTTTGCAAAGTTGTTGCCGATGGTTCTAAGTCCACGTGACACTTTTGTGGCTTGTCCGGTCATAATTTCCGTACCAGCCACGACAAGTCCTATAGTTGACTCAAAATCATTACCTAAAACGCCCATTGCAGAGCTAGTTTTAGATAAAGCCGTGGCAACATCTGTAGACGAAACGGCAAAATTATTGCTGACGGCATTAATTGCATCTATGATATGAATCGCGTTCTCAGCAGGAATATTGAACGCTTTCATTTGAGATATTATAATACTTGCACTATCACTTGCAGATATCGCATCATCAGCAACATTTTGGTATAATGTCGCTACTTGCGCCAGAGTCGCGGAATCTTCATCATTGAATGAGTTCTTGCGAAATTCCAATCATTATTCAATAGTATCGTTACTACTATTAGTGTTTATAAAATTATCTATACTTTGTTTGTAAGTATCATCGTCGAACTCCCAATAAGGGATTCTAAGTAAGGGAATATTATGAGAGTTGCAATAATAATCTTTTATTTTATCATATTTGCGCAATTCAACAAAATATTCTTTATAATGTCGCTCCCCATCAGCTTCGATTAATAACCTATTAGGTTTATCATAATTCAGGCAAAAATCAAAAGGCAACATTCTTTTATTGCCACGACAATCAGAAAACTTAAATTCGCGCTTATAACTTATACACAATTCGTCTAAATAATCAGCTACTTTTTGCTCTAAACAACTTAAATCTCTATCACCCTCAGCACAATGTCCACCATCGTTTATATCAAGATAATACTGTAATCTATTGTGAAAATTGTTCCAACATATATCATAAGTAGTTCCATATTTATCTTGAATCGTAACAATAGACCTATTATAAAGCTGCTGTTTACCAATCGGTTTAATTCTATCAACAGGCGTAAGGACTTTGTAGCCATACTTTTCAAACAAGCTTATTACCTTTTGAGCCGACAGTCTGCGACCTTCTTGAGAGCGCTTATGCGCACATTTAGTACATAGCCCCGGATAGGTCTGGACTTTCAAACTACACCACATAATATCGTATCGCTCTCCACATTCTTTACAGGAACAAGTGAGTTTTATTTCTGTCTTGCCACCTCGAACAACATTGCGAATATTATAGGGTTTTATATTGTGCCCTTCACACCATGCTTGAATTTCTTTTAATTTATTATTTCTCATTATAAACACCTCTTATATTTTCACATAAGTTTAGACTATATCTTTATCTATTTATCAATAGATATGGAGCACTTCGGACTCACTTGAATCCTACAGATATTATTTCAATCTTAGTCGTTGGACTTTCCAATAACTCAATATTGGCTTAGCTGCTGATTACCCAATTCTTACAATTGTCACACTTCGGTATGTAAGACTCTAAGGGCTTCCCAGCAATTCACCCCATTCATTATATATGTCGCCATATACTCAACCAAATTATTTAGTTGCAGCCTCAATCATTTCTGACTAATTAATCAAGGCCAAAAATAATGTTCATCAAAAAATTCACCATACTGTTCGAGTCCTTCTTCCTCTTCAGTTTTTATCTGAGTCTCAGAAGGAACATGTCTATTACTATCACTTGTTTTAGGCTTTGTAACCAATGAATGTATAATACTTGCAAAAAATGTAATATACACAACTGGTACAATAATAACTACAACAACAATCACCATAAACATATAATCAACCTCCTTTGGTTGATTCAACCATAACACATAATGAATCTTTTGTCAAGTAGTTTTCAATTACTTATCGACTATTTCTTCATCCTATAAATTGGTGGACTGCTCTGTATAGTCTGTTGACACATCCCTCATCAGGACTTCGCGCCCAATCTGCCCTTTTGTCCCGTTTATTATATAATATTCGTGACATAATACTTAGGTCTTTCGACCATATATTATCCTTGCCGTTTTATTGATTTCTCACCATGTAGTTGCATAATTTTATATTATGTGGAGCAAATCTACATATTTTTCACACTTAGGCCTATCTCATCCTTATGTTGTGGTGGCAAGGCTCTTGAGGCTTTCAAGGGTTTAGGAGCTATTCTTCGTGCTGGTTTACCATCCCATCACGGCGGCTCAGAAAAGTTAACCGCTACGTCCAACTTGCTTACCCATATCGGCAAGCTTTTTAGTGTAATCATCTAATGACTTGCCAGACAAATCGGAGACTTTCTTGAACTCTGTTTGTGCAGAATCTAACTTCTTTGTCTGTTCAGCCATACTAGTTATTGCCTTGGCACAATTATCTAATATAAGTCTATACTGTTGATAAGTTAAACCGGCAGCTTTAGCCTTGTTATCGGCTTCCTCTGTCGCTTTACCTAACTTCCCAACTTCTTCAGCACCACTTGCTTTAACTGTTAGCTTGCTTTGCTTTTCTTGTAGTTTAGCATCAATCTCGCTAGTGTCAAGGTCAACGCCGACTTTAATTTTCCATGCGCTATTCGCCAATATCCATCACACTCCTTATTGTGATTTATTCTCTTGGCTACGTCTGTATTTCATGATTTGGCTATAAGCTATAAGTATACCCTCAGCAATATCATCATCATTTAATTTGCTTTTAGGTGAAACCCAATTAAGCCCAATGCCAAATTCGTCATTCACCGTCTGTACGGCTTTTTGTTTAAGTATGTCTCTCTGTAATCCTTGTCGAGTACCATCATATAAATCAAGCTCTTTTCGCCAATGAACAGGTAAAAGAAATATTGGTTTACAATTATATTGACTACATAAAGCCAATATCATACCTTGCATAGCCCCTAATTTTACCAATGTTGACGAACCGGGCTTTAATGGTACATCTTCTATATACGCCCTTATTGGGTGGTATTTGCGCATTATATCACCCAATGATATTGCTTGTTCCTCTATACGTTCTCGCCAATCTTTATTCTTTGGCTTAATTTTGCCATACGCTATAAGGCCGGATTTATCAAATATACTATATCCAGTACAAGATGTAGATAAATCTAAGCCCATGATACAATTACTTCTCATTTAATCCTCATGTGATGTTTTAACCGGATCACCGCTTGATTTCTTAACAGGTAGCCCAGCTCGTTTCATGCCGCGCTGATATAATTCTATTATTTTATTTTTACTAAACCATTTATCTGTTTTCTTCCAAGCATTACGTTTCGTTGGTCTATGAAATAAACCGGGACCACTTTGATATATTAAATCTGCCATTTCATCAGCCATTGATTCACCATATATATCAGTGTGTTGTAAGTCGTCGGCATCAACAGATAAATAACTCGGCTCAAAATAAAATTCGCCCTCAACTGATTTATCCGATTTTGAGTGATCTATATCCCAAGCCAACTTAAAATCGTCAGTACGCTTATAGACATCAGGCGAATATGCGTCATATACTGTCTTTTGAACTTTCTTTTCATTCTCTATAAGCAATTCGCCCATCATATAATTCATAGCTTGGTCAAGCCTATCAGTTGCGGCCTTGGATAATTCTTCGTCGTTCTCAAACGTTGGCATTTCCTATAACATCCTTAATATCTATACCTTTAAGGTGTTCAAGCAATTCAGGCATATTTTGAGCTATATCAGCTAACATTCTGACGGGTGACTCATAATGCTTAATGGCGGCATAAATATCAAAAGAATTACGTATGTTCATTTTAACCTCATGATAAAGACCGCTCATAGCAATCATATCGGGGTCAAGCTCTTCAATTTTCTCTTCGCCTATATCTGTCGTATAGCATAGAATTTTATAACAAATCATTTGCTCACGCTCAAGCCACGTATTAAGATTGGCAACAGTCTTTGCAATATCATCAATTTGAGCTGGTGTTAAATGACAAATAACATTAACATCATATTCTTCGAGATACCTCTTTTCTGGTACTAATTCCTTCATTTCTTTTTATCTCCTTTTATTTCTCAAACTTGTAGCCATTTTTTGTTTTCTTTACTTTTACATATTGCGGAATATCATCAAATGGGTTATCATAAGGTCTGACAACTCCATCTATATTAATATATAATTTGCCATGCCGAACAAATTCGATTTTAGTATAACCTTTCGGCACATCAATCATTTCATCACTCATATACTTACATACCTCTTTGGCTCGACTTATTTCTTTCCAACCCATTATCTTATTGCACCAATACATAACAATACATACATCGTTTAATTTCTTGCATTTATTGCTGTCGTATCTATATTGACAACTCATTCTTGTCTCCTTAAAAAATAAGGAGATTAGAATTAACTAATCTCCTTATAAATTAATTTATATCAGCCAGTAACTTCAACAGTAGCGTATGCAACAATATTGGGATGACCAGTAAGCGTTGCAGAAACCACAGCATTACCAGCCGCCTTAGCGGTAATAACGCCAGTGTTAGCACCGACTTCAATTACCGTAGAAGAGCCAGAAGTACCCTCCTCAATAGCAAACGTTACATCAGCATTATCAATACGAGCAGAAGCAACAGAACCGCCATAAACCGCACGAACAACCAGAGTCTCCTTAGCGCCAGTAGCAAGCTCGATATCGGCGTTCTCAATAGCGAGAGCAACAACATCATCCTTCCAGTTCGCGCCAAAGATTTCCTCAGTCATAGTGCCATAATACGGCTCTTCCTCACAACTATCACCAGACTCAACGCCAAGAGCGTTACCAGTCAGAGAAACAGTTGCCGCAGAAGTTGCAGTTAAATTAAGGTCTTGATTACCGTCCAGCTGGAAACTGGGAATATCAGTAATCAGACGACCATACTTACTTGCATTTGCAACGTCCTTAGTATCGCCAGAGAACAGGTCGTTAAGAATAACAACATGAAGCGTCTTGGGCACATACTGAGTATTAATAGTAATATGACGTGCGTTCTGATTCTGATAGAAATACTTAATACAATAACTATCACCAGTCTGATAGTCAGGAATAGTTATCTTATTGCCAACAATATTTGCAATAGTCCAATAATTATCAGAGGGCTTCTTATACCAACCGATAATGGAGCCATTAAATGCAACGGCAGTATTAGTAAGAGTAATTACGCCGCCAGTGCCAATAGTTTCGCCCTGAGCAGGGGACTCATAAACAGACAGACCGCCCTGCTCAATATCAACGCCAAGATTCGCCGCAACATATTCGAGCTTAAACATGGCATCCGTAAGCGTAATCGCAAGATTACTGTCATGGAAATACTTGCCAAACAGTGCATTACCGCTACCGCCACGAATCTCTTCATTGGATATACTAAAATTAAAGGTGCTCTCAGTTAAGGTCTTTGCATAATTTTCACATAAGTTCGTTAGGCTTATGCCGTTTATTCGAGCAAAATAAACTGCTCATGCTTTCACATGAGATAAGACTATATGTTCTTCTTATTTGTTAAGAAGTGGATTTTTTGGAGCACTTGCCCCTACTCCCTCGCAAAGGGATAGTCGTTGAGCGTTTCCCATATCTTTATAGACTTAGGGATTTCGTTGCTGAAGACCCATTGTATAGATACTTAGGATTTAACCATATATCTATCTTACAACTTTTTTCTACTTTCGTAACCATTCAGCTTGTCATTTCTAACTACTGTTTAGGTATGTAAGCTTTAGGGATTGCCAGCATTTAACCCAAAGTACACACTTTTCACAAAATGTGCATGGCTATTATTTTACCACACCTATAAGATTATTAGAATCGAAGAGGAGTGCACGACCAACACCCGCCAGAAAATGATTCTGAGCCATTTTTTATCCTCCTATAAATTTATCGAATTGTGAAGTTAAATCTCCACTATTATTTCCTTGTGAGACAGCATGAATCATACCATCTCCACCCATAGATTTATTATAACTTTCAACAGACGTAATATAATCATCATACTTGCCCTTAGATTTCTTAAATATCCACTGAACATTATCAGACTTACCAGCATACATAGCCAACGGCTTAGTAACCATATACTCAACTTCGCCAGATACCTCAGAGAATAATAAACTATGATAACGTAATGTCATAGCCAATTGTTCAACTTTAGTTAACCCGGTGTGAGCCGAGATAATAGCCATGCGCCGCTCAAGATTAGGCGGATTAATACCTTTAGCCTTTAACTCGTCATATTCGGCCATATTCGCCTTTAATTCAGGATTGACATATTCGTCATCAAAATTAGGTAGATTCTGATAAAGAACAATTCGCTTTATATCATCAAATTCTTTAGCCGTTATAACCAGGTCTAATTTATATTCATTAGTATCTGTATCACGAACCGCATTGACTAATAAAGCTCGGCCTTTATTATCATAATCTAAATATGGCAATTCAAAGCCGAGACATAATAAACATATATTGACTAATTGTTGTTTAGTAGCACTGTCTATTAGTACCTTTTCTTTAAGAAATTTAAGATATGACATTTGGATTATTTCTACGGCTGTGCTAAGATTTTTATCTATATCTAAAATTCCATAACTTGTCATAAAAATCATAGAATCTTCAAGTTTAACAGGATTTATATACAAAGTTTTGCCGCATTTGAGCGGATAGGGAACGGGTTTATCGAATGTAAAATAGGCTTCATTAAGAAACCCAATATCAATCGCCACATCCAACCTCCGCGCCAGAATCGCCCATTTGCGTACTTAACCACATTTGTACTCCTGTGAATGTTTTGCTATTACCAATAACACTATGAGCCGCATCATATCTTGCTTGATCATCATTGAATATTAATTTTCCTACGCCGCCGATATAAACACCATTAAGTGTATTTAATATCTCGTGAATAAATAGCGTCCCTCGATTAGTAGGAATGCCATTATAATCAACCAGCGCCATAGTGCCGCCATATAAGAAATCAAATTCATATACAGCCGTAGATAAATATTCGCTCGGACTTGCATAGACATGATAATTATATAGCTTAAATATACACTTGCTTTCACATATAGCATCTTCAACTAAATTAGTTAAAAACACACCATGTTTTTCTTGAGGTCCAGTTTGCCATAAGAAATCTAATTTCTCGCTTACGGTCAAATTCGGCTGACTCAAAGCATCATAACTGTTATATTTAAGCATCTTCCATATATTCTCATTATTAACTACAAGATATTCAAGTATTTTATATAAGCTAGTAGGCAAAGCAGATAAACTATTATACATACATTAACCTCCTAACATACTTGTAACAGTTATAGATTTAGCCTCAGTATATACTATATCACCATTAATATCTTTGGCCTCAATACTATATTCAACCGGCTCAGGACTAATCTTAACACCAGTGAATTTATATGTATTTACGCTCATAGATGTAATAGATATATTATCACTATTGACATTTATTCCGACTATTATATTATCTTGTTTAATATTATTTCTATAGAGAGTATATGTTACATCAATAGACTCATATTGTTTGATAATAGATATTTCAGGTTCAGCATCTATGCTCCATACATCAGCCGACGTTTCTACAACTTCTACCACGCATTGAGCATGAACATCGGGATTGCCCTTGAGATATGCTGTAATAGTGGCTTTATCGCCCACATCACCAATAATCGTGTAAGAACCATCATCGGCAATATTTATTATAGTATTATCATAATCCCATACTATATCTCGGCTTACCTCATTGCCATTCAGCAAAACAGTAGTATTGATTTTACCAGTCGCGCCTTTAACAGCCTGAATATCTTCACTTATATTCAGTGAATATTCATATTTGCCATTATCAGCCACGCCAGTAACAATATCATCACCATCATGTAATTCATCAAGATATAGCTCTAAGTATAATAATGTATCGTGTTGTAATGTTAAATCATGCTCAACGGCGTTTTGATAGCCTAACAGCTTAAACGGTCTACCAGACAACATATATCTGGTATTTGTCTTAAATAATCTTAATGTATCTTCATTACCTTGAACCATTACTGTTGCATGGTTACTCGGCGTATTGATATATCTTGATACTTTAAGGCTACTCGCCGCCATATCATAATTAACCACACATGGTATACTAAATATAGCGCCATTTTCAGGGTCGATTATTTTTAGCCGATTGTTACATCTTCTTATCCCACATGACTGAACAACTCCATCCCACGGCGTATAACTATGTACTATCCAATAGTTATTCTCAAATTTATACATTAATCCCCACATGGTGGTATGATTAATATCTTTGAAAACTATTTTATTGAAATCAAAAGGATTTTTTGAGCCAGTTGTGGTATCAGCAATAGTAGAATCAATCCATACCTCAAGACACTTATATTCATTACTACCAAGCCCTTGCTGTTCTTGCATAGTAACTAAAGCCGAAGTATTATCCCATTGTTCTAATATATACTGTTGTTGTTGTTCACGATACATTTCATCGGGCATAGGCTGTGCTTCATTGATTATAGCATTATCAAAAAACTTAAATGCCATTAAGCATCGCCCCCTTCCAGCTTATTAATATTATCAATAAGCCCAAATACAACTGATTTAACCTGTTGATGTGTGGCTTCTCGGCCTAATATATATAAACCCTTAATAGAATTATATATCTCATATTGCCCTGAACCCAGCCAATGGATATACATTCTATCTAAGTAACCTAAATAACTATCAAGATTAACAGGTGAATCAGCCCTATCTATATCCTCATAAAGCCCTAAAATTTTATAAATCGCATTAACGTCTTGAATTTTGCCCATCTTACTACCTCTCAATAATAAGATGATATATCTTCAAGCTGATATGCTCTTATTTGTCTATCAACTTCTTCTCGCATTTTATCGGCGTATACCGAATTTTCTTTCAAATTCTGAGCCTCGCTATGATTTTTGAATGAACCGCTATTCTGTAGATGTATTCTATAAAGAGCGTATGTCTGATTATCTTTTAGATACCAATGGACAGCCCATAAGTAAGCCAATATCTTTTGCTCTGTTTGTGTTAAATCTGATTCAAATGTGCGCGTCTCAATATCATAAGCAAGACTTTGCCGACAATCTTTGAAATCTTGCACGGCTCTTATTAAAAAGCCGTCACAATATTGCTTGAAGCCGTCAATATCTTTATCATATAACTTTCGTAAACGATAATCATTTACGTCTATTAGGGCTAAATCTATCACCGAATCAAACTCGGTCATGGTTTATCACCCCTTAATCTTCCATTTGTTCTATGTTAATTAAATCCTTGCCACAGAGTTTACCAAGTTGCATAAGAATATTTGCATCAACAGGTTGGCCGTTAATGAGCCGTCCAGAAATCATATTAATTATAATTTCCTTTTGCTCATCATTTGCATTGCGATATATCTCACATACATCAGCCGCATTTCGACCAAGTAACTTCTCAAGGTCTACGTTGCTCAGTAAATCAGCATAAACATCGTCAAGTTCACATTCCTCAACAAAATCATGGTCAGCGATATAAAGCAATCCACTGGAAACCGACTTAGGCATATTATTAACTACAATCTTAGCCTCAGTCTCAGAAAGCAACTTATAATCAAATTGCTTCTCAAGATGATACATTCGCGTACCACGGATAGTAAAACCACCAGCCGTCATATTAATAAATTTAATATTACGCTTAGTCGGCTTGGTCTGTACTGTTTCATGTGCGGGTATATTAGCCTGAGCTTGCATCATAAGCTTCATTTGAGCCATAAGCTCATCCATCTTCTGTTGCTGTTCGACTAATTGTGCCTTTAACTGTTCTTTTTCTACGTCGACAGTAGCTTCATAAGCATCTTTACTAACAACGTTCAAATTAATATTCTTATCAACTTCATCAATAACTTGTGATGTTACCTTTGCGCCAGAATTTTTCGGGGGTCTACCCATTTTATATTATCTCCTTTTTAATTCCTTTAATTCAAAAAATAAGCAGAGAGCCGATATTGACTCTCTGCTATATATGTGTTATTATTTAATTACTCAGTGATGGTGTAAACGCCAGCGTAGGACGCGCCAACGAACTCGAAAGAGTAGCCCTTACGCATAGTGAAGTTCTGAGAGATGTCAGAATTCTCATAGAAATCGTTAGAGTTCGTAAGAGCAGTAGACATAACACCAGCGACAGGCTTATTAACAGCGGCACTAATGACGTACAGCTTAGTATCGTCAAGAGCGAGGCCGAAATCAGCAGAACCAGTAGGAGCCTGAGGCAGCTCATACACGGGGAAACCGTAGAAGTCCTTAACGTAAGACACAACAGGCTCACGACCGTCAATAACCAGACGGCCACCAAGAGCGCTGTCGGGGAGAACGTTCATAAGAGCAGCAGCAGTACCCATAATAACAGGCTTTGCCATCATATTATAAGCCTGAACACGCTGTGCAAGCTTAACAAGCTCCTTACCATCAAAAGCGCCGGACTTAATGAACTGAGTGGGATAAGTAGCAGCGCCAAGACCAGTAGTCAGAGCCGCCATAACTTCCTTATTCATGTCAATCTCGATGGAGACGACGATAGCGCGAACGGCCTCAGCAAGATCGTCCTTACCAGCCAGAACACGAGCCATATCAACATAAGTAGTAATGATGTGCTCAATGGGGCTAAGGACGATGTTGCCAGCGTACTTCTTCTGACGGAAACTGGTGCGTTCGCCACGTGCGCCCTTAGAAACGGTGTAAAGAGTCTTGGGCGGAATCTTGAGATTCACAACATCAGCATAGCCGACAGTACGGAAATCAACAAAGGGAGCAAAAGTAGCCTGAACATAACCGGGAAGAACAACGTTAACAGCCGCGTTAATAACGGCAAAAGTAGCCCACTTGGTCATAGGATTGGCCATCCAAGCATCCTTATTCTCAGCAGTCATCTTGCAACCAGAAAGGCGCTCAACCTCAGCAAAGAAAGCATCACGAACCTTGCCGGACTTCACGGACAGAGAAACATTGTGGTCATAAGCGCCCATCTTAGAATTCCATTCCTCAGCGGCCTTATGGTTATGGTAATCGGCAAATGCCTCATAAAAATCAGTGTTGCCATTCGCAAACTGAATGATTTCATTCGATATAGCCATATTTATATTATCTCCTTTTAATATGTATAGTTAAATCAAACAATAATTAATAAATTACTGTTTCATCAGAATCCAAGTCTTAACAAGCTCGCCACCGCAGTCGATGGTATGAGTGCCAAGAATCTTGAACGGGTCAGAATTAGTAGCAGAACCGGTCAGCTTACCAGAAGCAGCGACCTTAGCATAACCATTAGTGGTAGGATCAGCAGTAAATGCAACAAGGTCAACCTCGATGCAGTCACCAGCGACAAGGCGCTTCACAGAAATGGGCTTGCCAGCTTCATTCGTGAAGTAACGGGGGTCATCAAACAGACCAGCCTCAATGCCGTAGCCCTGTGCGGGAGTGCCAGCAATATAAGTGCCGTCACCACCAGCAGTAACAGTAAACTCATAGCCACCATTAGCCGCCAGACCAATTGCACCCAGAGTCAGAATAGTAGCATTATCAATTTCAGTAGCAGCGATACCTGCCAGATTGAAAGCATCAATATTCCAAAATGCGCAGCTCGTGCCGTTAAATATAGCATGATTCTTTGCCATCGTTATAAAATCTCCTTTATTCTTTTATTATAATCTTATACATTTGTTTGAAGTCTCTTCTTAGACCTCTCTTAATATAATCTTCGCGCATATTATATCTACTATAAAACCAGCCATTAACTGTATCTACAGGAATGTTTTCTTGCCTACAAAATTCACAAACCGATGGATATTCTCTACCATCACAAAACACCCATTTTCTTTTAGAGAGAATTTTTTGATATTCTACAACTACTCCGAGTGGATGTAATTGTTTGTCAATAAATTCTTTCGGCACGTAACCTATACCTCTAAACCAATTATTCACAGTTCCGGGTAATACTCCATAATAGTCCGCGCAATCTTTAATTGAACGAAAAATCTTTCCCTCACAAACGACTTTTCTCGCCTTAGGAGGATTAGGATTTTCGGCTCTACACCGCATTACTTCATCACTCATAATTCTCCCTTTATTCTTTTGTGATATTTTATCTAATGCCTCTTGTGGTAAAATATTGGTTTCACCACCGGCACAAATATTATATCCAAATAAAGGGTTATTAGAATTATATTTAGCAATCAATTCTTGCTCTAAAAGGCACGCCTCATCTATAGTTAATTTCTCAGCTATTATAGTATGTTCAAATGCACTCCAACCATACTTTTGAATTGAAGCATAAAAATGCTTGTTATTATAATAGCCATTACCAGCACGTCCCCATCTTTCTTTTGGGTTTGTTTTACTAGTAATACCTATATATCTTTTATTATTCACAGTATTCCTATGAACATATACGCAATAAAGTGCGCTATCTGTTTTAAGCATAAACACCCTCCTTAATAAATATAAAGAGGTGGTTGGTAATTATCCAACAAATCCCCATATGGTGGAGGATGTCTATTCCTCAAACCATTATTAATTAAATTCTATCCCAAACAGAATTACTCTTCTTGTTAGAATTACTAATGGGAGCAGCAAAGCCCCAAATACCAGTGTTTTCTTTCTTAGACTTCTTGTTCTTAGAGGCTTCAAAAGATGCAGCCTTTACTTTATTAGCCCAGCCATCAATCTCGGACATCTTACAAAGCATACCCTCTTCACGATAGGACTTAAATGCCTCATCATCAAGAAATTCTTTAACTTCAGCCATAATGCCCTCAACAGACTTAGCCTTTTCTTTCTCCTCAACATCAGCCCTAAACTGTCTCAGCTCTTCAAGCTCTTTGTCTTTCTCCATGATAATATTATCACGCTCTTCTATATCCTTTTCGAGCTTTGCCAGCTTTTCAGCCATATCCTCTTTCTGCTCGTCCTTATCGTCATCATGAGTCTCATCATCATCTTTGTCATCTTTTTCTGCAAAGCGATAATCAGCAACATTCTCAGGCTCAGCGAACTTTTTCATATTATCAGTCTCAACAAATTCTTGCTTAACCTCAACGACTTCTTCAGCCACAGTCATACCATCCTCGGTCAGACTAAAATCAAGCCTATATAGCTTCATATCGCGGTCGCGCAAAATAGCGAACTTTTTATTATCCTCTTCATAAATGCCAACAACACCATATTCCCAATGGCGAGTCTCATCAATTTCGTGCCAAAGTCTGCCCCATAAATCGCCAATATCGACAGCAGCAAATTCAATCTCATTCATCTTAACATCTTCCTCCTTCCCCTCAGAATCGTCTATATCGAGTTTCTTATATATCCGCTCGATTTTATTAATAACCTCAGTCTCATCTTCTTGTCTTGCATAAGCAAGAGCAGAAGCAAGCCCATATCGGTTATAAACTAAAGTATCGCCCTCAAAGCACATAACAGGATATTTAAGATGCTCAGACGGTGCATCTTCCCAACCATCTTCGACAAGCATATATACATCCTTGACAAGTTTGGCTTTATTAGAAGCTTCCATTATTTTATTTCTCAGGTCGGTTTTATCTATATCGCCCCACGCCTTTTCAGACATAGCTTCCTTAGACTTATCGACCTTATAGGATTTATCAGCCATTGATTGTTTCCTCTCATTAACAAATTTCTTTAATATATCTACAGTGTCATTCTTAGCAAAATAAGCCTCAGCCTCATCAGCAGAGAATCTAACCATCTTTATATCAGCATCGGGGCAAGAGCCATTAACCGTCTTGCCAAGCACAGTAAGCCCATATAAATCAAACGATAATACTTTATTATCATCATCTTCGGCAGTATTAACAGTCATCTCTACAGAGCTATTACGAATATTATCAAACTCAAATATACCATTAAATTCTTTGCTATATCTCTTACTGACAACAGCATAAGCATAAGCTTTTAATATACCATCTTCATCTTCAACAAACTCAATCTCTTGCTCATTAGGGAAATAGCCATATATTATTTCTGAGTCTTTGTGCGTAGTAGCATCGCCAAATTCAAGTTTTGCCACAAGAAAATTACCAAGGATGGTATCAGCACATTCTTTTAATACATCGTCCGATATTTCTAATTCATGGCTATTCGGCTTAGTAGATAAAAAACAACACTTAAATACAGTAAATTTATGCTCAGGATAGTCTTTTGACCAATTAGGTATCTCAACAGCTTCTTCTAATTGAAATTTTACATCCTTTTGCAACTATCTTCCTCCTTTCATTAAAGATAAGAGAAAGAATATTATTCATCTTCCTCTACATGAGTTTTACTATAATCAATCGGCCACGTTTTCATTGTATCAATAAGCCCCTTGACAAATGAATTGCCGTGAAGCCTGTCGACATAAAACGTTTCAAGTTTCAGTAGCCACTTATATTCATATAATGGTAATGTCTTTTCGTCATAATATTGATAAAACATGGTTTTTATTTTACCACGACACTCTTCCCGCGTGAAATCTACGGTAATTGTATTTAAGGCTTCAATAGAATCAAGCTTATTATTCATCAAATCGAGCTTTTCTTCTATCCTGACCATATTCTCATCGTGCCCATATTTCTTAAACATATTAGCTATAAACGCCTTAGCCGATTTTGAACAAATGGTGAGTACCGCTGAAAAAGAACAAATTACGCCAAGCACGGCGGCTACATGTTCTAATACTTCCACATAGTTTTCCTCCTTTCCAGCAAATTACCCTTTTATCCCATTATTCTCTAACCATTTAATAAACTTATTTGTTTTCTTAAACCACAATGTCCCATCTTCGCTCTTCCATTCAGGCGGAAAGCCAGATTGATGAGCCATAAAAGCCTCATCATCATCAAGTATAATATATTTATCAATTTGCGACGGAGTGCCCAATCTAATCATTTCCCAATTTCTCCTAAAATCCAAAAATGAGAAATATCGTGATCAAATTCCATTATTTTATCTTCACCATAATAATCAACCTTATCAGCCAGCAAAATAACCTGTTCGACTAATTTATTATATTCAGCCAACAGCCCAAGCATATCGGTATAAACATTTATATCATTATTCTCAAATGCTATCTTGCATACCGCCATCATAGCCGACTGAAAATCAATTATACGATTTTCTATAAGGTGGATAATTTCGACCACTTTATCATAATCTTCATACGCACTCGGTGTTTCACCATAAAGAACAGATATATTATATCTTTCTAAGCACAACTCTCCGATTCTATCACTAAGCGCCGGAAAATAATGTGCTATATTATGATGAATTAAATTAGCCGTTTCGTTCATAGCAAACTTAACACCTAAAATTGACACGATTCTATCGAGCTTACGATTCTCAATGAAACACTGTTTAATTAACTCCATGAGAGCATCTTGTGTAGGTTTAGACACTATCATATTTACATTTCCTCATTTCGTTCAGTAGACTCGTCTACTATTCCTTCTGATTTGGGACGTCCAGCATTTTCGCCTCTATCAGTCATTATATTAGTATTAAGAAGCAGACTAAGCTTATCTTGCATACCGCCCCATTTACCTTCATCAAGTAAATGTTCAAAGTCTATCGGATTATAGCCTAAAACGCTTGCCCATGCAGACGGTCCAAGTACAATACCTTTATCGGCCACTTTAGTCAATTTATCAAATCTCGCCTGTCTCTCATGCGGATAAGTAGACCCATCGAAGATAAACTTAAAGTGATATTTCTTAGTAAGCTTATTGGCGTAAAATTCCATAAAATTACTAAACTGATAATATAACGGCTTCATAGTATTATAAGTTTCATCCTTAGCCGCCTCAATCTCGGCATTACTCATTCTGTCAGTCGAATAAATAACACGACTAAGACCGGTACCAACAGCCGCAGATGTAGAGAGCTGAGTTTGATACATATCAGTGTTCTTATCCTCAAACTGATACATATCAAGATTCTTTAAGGGTAAGGCAGCTAATCTAATACCATTACTCAATCCAGCCTTTGCTTTACTCATAAATTGACCAAGCGTCTTAGGATTAAATACCATTTGGTCGGCTTGAGTGCCAGACTTAGCATTATCAAATGTGGCTATTTCACCAGCCAATATTGCATACGCCTCTTGCACGTCTTTACTTCTCTGTAATTGCTCAACCTCATCATTAGTTATGGCATTTTTAAGATAAGGCGCTAAAAACGGTGTAGTATTAAAATTACTTGGATTAAACTTAAACGCCCAAGCACCATCCTCAGGTGAAGTTTGTGCCCACATAGCGTATGAGCCAATGCGCTCATCAAGTGGAGTAGTTGGACGGTAATCCATCATACTATTCATTGAATTGCCGAATACTCGATTATAATATTTCTTAAATGCCGGATCGTAACCATCAATATCTACACCAGCCTGAAGGAAATACGACATATCAAAGTCAAATAATAAGCCTTTTTCCCAATAGCCAGTAAGCAAGCATCTATCTTGAGGTAAAGTCTGTAAAGCAAACTTCATGCCCTTATTACCCCATTTAGTTTTTCTAAACCAAGTAAAATAAGCCTCATGGAGCATTATTTGTTCAACTACTTTACGAAATTCGTATTTATAGTTAAACTTATTTAAGAAATCCTCAATGCGCCTTTTATCAGCTAAATATTCATCGGATTGATAATCGTCCTGAGTAAACGCATTTGTACATACCATCTGAAGGTCAAAAGATAAGGCGTTTACATAAGACATAACAGTTCGAGCAAAGAGCATATCATAGAAATTCATATACTCCATATAGCCCTGAATTGTCTCGGCACTATCTTTATAGTTCGCTAATGCTTCACGAACTTTATCGACAGATGGCGTTTTAGGATTATTATTCAGCCCTTGAAGTGTCGAATTGCTTAGCCACGGCGACCAATAACCGAACTTATCATAAGCATATAAGCCCTCGCTGAACTGTACTACAGCATCTACTTGTTCTTTGCTTAATAATTTATCAGCCAAACTTCAACCTCCTTTCTTGTTTATTTATTACCATATTAATTGCATATTCTCTATATCATAATCTTCGACATTTTCTTGCCGAGTCCATTCACGTTCAATTAAATCAAATATTAACATACCCATAGCCATAGTAACAATTCTATCTCTATGTCCACTGCGAGGTGCTGTAAGCTGAATGTTATCATTTTTTATATTTGTTTTAAGATTAACAGCTTCGGTGATTAATTCATCGGTTTGACCATAAGGCAAAATGGCATTAACTATCTGATTAGCGTCCATCTTAAAATATTCGCCAGAATCTTCCAATTTGCCTTGAGCATCGGCCGCGCCTATTAAAAATTTAACCCTATTTCTTTCAAGAGCCTGTTTGGTCGATTTCCAATAAGCCGTATTCAACGAAGCGGAACCGATGATAGGAATGATACAAGGTAAACTGTTCTTATCAACTATATTATTTCTGTAATATTCTATTTTACTTGCATCCGCAACTTGATACACATCTTTATCTGACGGCATAAGTCCGCAACTATTTATACCTGTACCATATAGACCACTTATATACGGTTTGCTAAATGAGTGCATGATAGCCTCACCATTGCTTCGTGCGTCTGGCACAGCATAATCAGCATCATATAACCAGAATAATTCTCTTACTCTATCGGCACAAGCATCAGGGTCATCAGCCGTAGGTAATAATTCAATGTAATCAATATGTCGCTCAAAATAGTCTCGCTTCCAATGTCCAGACATACATATAGCTACACTACGGTCAGATTCATTACCACTACTCTTTGTTTCGGTCCACGCAAAGTCAGCTACCACAAGCCGAACTTCTTTATCTTTCTTAGGTTTATTGCCTAAATCATTTCCCATAATTATGTCTGTTGGAGTGAGCGGTCTAAAGCATTTTTCTAATATTTGATTATTCTTAAACGATTCAAGACTAAAAAACGCATCTTCACTATTACCAACAGCTTCATTAAGATAGTTCATCCTAAACTCAATGTCACCGTTAATTTTCTTAGCTCTTCTATAATCGCCCCATGTCTTTAAATTGGCATCTATACTAACAAAAAAGTCTGAAGCATATACATTGTATCTCGTACGCTTATCCATATAATAGCCCGAAACACAATCTTTCCACGTTTTATACCACCACATAAATTGGTAATAAGATGATGTTAGATATATAGCCTTTGATTCTTCAACCCAACGTTTGTTCTTGGTATATAATGGGTTGCTAAGATAAACAGCTTGACGGGGGAATAACATACCATCAAATATATCGTCAATATCGCCTTTTTTCATTATAGCGACTTCATCATATATGGTGAATGTGCTACGGCTACCCTTAGAGCTGGGAACAGGAGCAAGGACTTTTAATGTCGAACCATTTAATGTATTTTTTATAACATAACCATCGCCGGGCTTAGTTACCTCTATCCATCTATTTTGATAAAAATAAAGCAAATAAGGCGATAGTTTGAGTATTATCTCGCCAACAATTTTATCTTCAACTATTTTATTGGCTTGGTCAGATGTTGATGCAGTAACTACTATCCAAGAATTTGGATAAAGCATAAGCTTAACTATGGCCGCAAGCGCGGAAATAAAAGTCTTTGATGTGCCCCTACTCGCGCGCCAAAAGAAAACGTCCGAAACACCAAGTAAATGTAAGGCTTGACGCTGAAAAGGCTTTAGCTTAACACCTAATATTAATTCAGCATAAATATCCCAATTTCGCCTAAACAACGTGTCCCATTCAATAATATTTTCTTCCTTTTCAGCTTTTATTAAGCCGCCTCTTGACACAGTGCGCCTAAGCTTTTCATTAATAAACTTTTGCTGAATACCACCCATTTGGCTAAGACCGTTAGTTTGGGCCATAATATCTACCTCTCATCACGGGGTATCTCAGGGTAATCACGTGTACCTGCAATAGCATTTCTAAGGCATCTCATCATTTCTGCATTATCGCGCTCATGCCCACACATATCAACATATTTATCAAGCTCTTCACATTCCGCTGGTTTAGTATATTCAATCATAGCTATGGCTTTTTCAAAAGCTATCTGCGCATCACTCTTAGCAACGTCTTGAAAATTATTTAACTTCAATAGTGCCAACATATCATTAACAACTTTTTGAGCCTTTTGTATTTCGCCAATATCACCAGATTCATCTGCTACTCGTTTTTGATACTCTGCTTTGCACAAATCTCTATAACGATTTGTTAGATTCGCATCCATATCCAATATATCTTTAGTATATTCGTTAAACCTATCTTCAAGAAAGTCGTATGCCTCGGCATATTTATCATCGGGATATTTACCCCATATCCTATTCATTAAAGCCAAATCCAACTTGGGGTCAAGAGTTTCTTTATGCTCGTCTAATATGTCATCAAGCATAGTATCACTATCCCAAAAGCCATCGTATTTCATATCAAGTAGATTCAGCTTTTTTACATATAACTCGACCAAATCAGGCCGTTTAGCGCCCTTCTTAATACTAATAGAAGCATGATAGGCCGCATCATATACTTGTTGAATAAATGGAATGCCAAGCTCAGCCATTAATAGCCAAAACGCGCCAACTTTACCTACACGTTGCTCATACCCCTCTAATTTGGCATTGCAACATTCTTTGCATATAGATACCTTGCGACCAGCTTGAGCGCCATAACCATTAGCAAACTCAGTTTGACTTTTTATCGTTCGGCAAGAAGAACATAATATTTCATTGTATTTCATTTTATTCCTCTTATTCTATAAAAGAATCCCTTAGAATTGATACAACTCTAAGGGATTGATTCAATATTCAATTAGCATAGTAGTTCACATTGAGTTGTGCTTACTATGAGATATGCCCAAATGGGCAGACCACCTCCTTTTAATTATACTTCGGATAAACCAGTGGATAATTCAAAGAACAGTAGCCTCCTTTCGAATATTTTTTTATAAATAATATTCTCTGCGCCAAGTGCGACCTTCATCAGTATAAATACACACAGTCGATGACGGACGCGCGGCTTTTCTTATCTTTTTAGCATAAGGGTCGATGCCACATATAGAACCAACTCGCTCTATATGCCTATCTCCAACCTCAGTTATGCCACAAGCATTATCTTTGCTTAATGAATGTAAATGACCGGCATATACTTCATCAATATCAATATTATACAGATTACTAAAATATTCTAAATCTTGAGCTAAATCCTTAGTTACACCGTGCGTAAACATTATATTAGTTCCACGAATATTCTTAACAGCCACTTCAGTATAATCGTCGATATATATATCTGAGCAATCTTTAAGCCGCAATTTCATAAACTCAACTACAAGCTTAACAAGATTCTCTTCCTCAAACTGAGGCTTTGAACCAAGTGGTCTTGATATATCGTGATTACCGCCAATTGTTACAACATTAATCGGTACGTTAAAATCTCTCTGTACTTCAGCAATCCATTGAGATATAAACTCAGAAAATTTTATAACAGTATCAATAACCGGCTCTCTCAACTTAGTTAAACTACCCGGCCTAAGTATATTCTCAAAACAATCACCTAATAACGCAATGGTAATATCATCATATGCTATATCATCTTGTTCGAGCTTATCAAGTAATCGCCACATACGAGCCTTCATAATGTCGAAGCTATACTTGTTCACTATTTCATCGTAAAGCCCTTTGATTTCAAACGTCGAACCAGCATGAAAATCACTGAGGCAAATAAGCCCGGTTGAATCGACCTTGGGCAACCCAAGATTATGCGGTACCTTAACCTCAATCGGCTCAAGATTATTTATAGCATCAATTATTCTTTCTTGATAAAGCTCATTTCTTGCTTGCCATCTATAGTTTTCTTTAAGCTCTAAATTCTGTTGATGTATCTTCATTCGTTCTCGCTCAAGCTCGTCTTTTGCCTGTCTGATCTCGACCAGCTTATCAGCATCATCAATAGAATTGATTTCCTCTTGATTTAATTTATCTAAGAATCGACTAAAGAATAATGAGCATCTACGCAACGTCTCGTCGGAATAAGGTATCTCGCCTAATACATCTGTAGCCCATTCTTGATAATTTATTGTTCCTAATGCAAGAGCTTGAGTACATCTTTCGCAATAATTTATGTAACTCTCTTTTTCTTTCCTTTGCATTCCTTTTATTCCTTATGGGTTAATTATTTCTTATTAAGCTCCTTAGAAAGACCAACCATAGCGTCAATCATATCAGACATCTTCGCCTTGGCTTCATCGTCATAATTGTAGCTAATACTCTTAGCCGCATCAGTCACAGCATCCATAACCCATTCCTTCTTATCTACGCCATTAGCAAAGTTGCCTTCAGCACTAATCATAAATTGCATAGCAATCTTGCACAGTTCAGCCCAATTCTTTTCCTGAATCACATTCTTAACCGCAACGACCAGCCTAACGACAAGAGGTATGCAAACAGCCAGTCCGCTAAGAACGCTAACAATAAAATTAAGCCACATTTCCATTATTGAATCATACTCCTTAATATTTTTATTTAACTAATTTGGCAACTAAATTATGTTGCCTCCCTAATGGTACTATAGTTTTAATAAATTAAATCGTCAAAACCCTAGTATCATCAATGCTTTGAGCCGAATTTATTTTTCAAAGTTTCAGCCATTTTTCCAACGTGCATACGATGCTTGCTTGTTAGCCGAATTCAAACATTCATCAGAACAGTATTTACTATTGCCTTGCGCTCTCGGCTTAAACCGCCTACCACATATTGGACATATCTTGCCTTGTTTTTCTTCCAGCTCAGGTAAATTCCGCCTAATATTTTCTACTATCTCTTTCCCAAAACAAGCCCACAATAATTTCTTATTACTCGTTTTTTTTACTGTATAGCAATAAGCCACCAAGCTATTAATCACATAATCTTTATCACCCAGCTCAAGTATCTTTTCTCTTATCTGCTGATACATATATAAATCTTCATCATCTATACTTTCATTAGGGTCATAAAATTCATACTTGTGTCTCAACCAATAATCATATGAATCGAGTATTGGGCTACGACATATAGTAAAATCAACCTCATGGTTCATTAACATCTGATAATCAAATTGCCGTAAATTCTTATTATATTTAACCATTGGGTTCGGTATAACATTAGATATGCGATTCATGGTTGAATTATTTGCTTGCTCACATTGAGCCGATTCTCTATCTTTTGCATAAATAAAGAAATGTGGTACTTTAGCTTTTGTATATAATTTGATTTTTTTGTTTATATCTTTAGGCGGTTCGGGCAACCAAAGGGTTTTTGCATAGTCTATAACCGCATTATTATATAAACATAACCATTTGACCACATTTAATTGCTCTTCGCCAATGTTCCCACTATTCCATACTTTTGTTATATTGTTGCTAATCGGTCCAATATTGCCGCCAGTATAAGCATGACTCATGCCCTCATATAATGCTTCTGGCGTTATTAAGCCACCCTTTGCTTTTTTTAGCTCATAAGCAAGTGGCCTAATATCTCTCATATTTCTTTTAGCTATCGCAGTTAATGTTCTATCTTGTATAACTAAGGATTTATCTCCGTCCACCACTTGGAGTTGCTGACTATATCATAGCCATGCGGTTTCCCGTTTAGGCCCAGTGCACTTCGGGAATGGGAATTTCGCCCATTCCCTACTCTACTCAGTTACTTTAAGTATATCTGCGCGATATACTTATATCTTTTCGATAGTCGATAGAGGTTTTGAATGAATAAATTAAATTTGAATTAAATACCAGTCTTTATAACCTTCAGGGCGTTTTAATTGCTTAATTATATGCTCTTTACTACAAACTGGCATATAAAAATTATCAAACAACCATATAACTGCTTCTCTTTGGCAGTTAAACTCATAAGACAAACCAAAAAGCTTTGAAATCAATTTACACTTCCTTGCTCGCCCATTTTGCCCACCCGGTCGAGACTGTTTCTCTTTCGCTAAATTTTTATCGGCTCGGTACCGCTTATGCAAAGTGTTATTACCATAGTTCGGATTCTTCGCTCCAAACTTTCCCGTATATCTCCCAGCCTCAGTAGAATACCGAACATTATCTTTATGAGTTTTCCACTCAAGATTGCTTGCGTCAGGATTAGCTCGATTAAAATCTTTATGATTGACCTCAGCGCCCATAAACCATCCAGTAACAAATTGTTTGGCCACAAGAATGTGCACTTGCAACGACCGCTGTATTTTCTGACCATTCGCATCGTACCCACAAGCCGACACTACGGGATAGCCATCGTGATTATATCTCCATTCTCGATGAACAAATCGTCCTTTACCATCAGTTGTAAAACAATCGCCATGTTCATCAACCATATAATCACACCCATTATATGTCCCCATTTTATACATTATATCACCTCCTTATTTACAAAATTAATTCATTCAACTTCCCACGGGGTTATACTCAACTTCCCCCGTTAGCCCATTTCTGGACACCCTATATTTATAGGTTCACACTGTTTTATATCCTATTGTTTCCAATAGGTTCGACATGGACGATTTATCGAACATAAGATAACGACTAATTAAATCATGTGTACTGGTATAAACACATTTAGTACAACCAAACCATTTATCTAATTCTTCGCCACGTTTATTTTTTCTTACAGCCCATTCACGATAAAGATGGGGGCTACGCAAACAAGCTAATTCAGCTCCATCACGATTTAATCGGCTATATATTTCACCATCAGCTAATAACCCATCAGGATTCTGCATACCTAAAAATAACCATTCACAAAAGGCATATAAATCAGGAGCTAAAAATTGATAGCGACCATTTACAACTAATCGACCACCCTTAGCTTGTTTAACTAAGCTTTTCTTGACTTGTTTTAATATATCCCGATGATAAGCATCTCTAAATAACTCAGGATAAAGCATTAGCGCTTGTTGGAAATAATTAGGGCTTTGATTATAATCTGTAGCGCCTAATAGCCGCATAGTCGTTTGATAATCGTTGCCGACTTTATTTATCTCATCAACTGTGCGCCGTGTTATCCGCTCAATCTCATCATTTTTTATATCACTAAGAGTCTGAAGCATCTGATAATTTATTTTAGCTTTAGGAATAAACGGCTCTTCAATGTTACAATAACAAGCTTCGCATTGCCGTGCTTTAAATTGGGCTTTATAACAATCCCATGAATCATAAAATTTCCACAGCTTAAATTGGCTCTTAGTGAATATATATTTTATATTCTCAGCAATAATATCGTGTTCATTACCGTAAATATCATATATTTTACATTCGCCGTCGCATTTTTCTTGAATAAATTTATCAAATGGGAATGTAACTAATAATCCTTTCACCCATGGTAGTCGCACCATACGAGTAGTATCATCAAGCATCATGCCGCAACCGTCAGTGTGAGGTATTAGCGTATTGGCTTGTTGCCTTGTTATGCTATAATCAATTTCGTTAATATAATCAACTTCGCCAGCAACATCAGTTTCAAAGTCATCAACTACAATTGAGCGGTCAATATCAAAATCTTCCCACACATCAGTAGCAGAATTACATAAGGCAAGATAAGCAAGATACTTGTTTGTATTTATCCCCCCGCGATTATTTATTTCTTCGACGGTCAGACCACACATAATCTTTTGCTGTATAGCATCGTATCTATCCTCTCGAATAAATACAGCTCGTTTAGTACGAATTTGACCAGCCGAAGCCGTAAGAAACACATATTTATTGCCGTTATAAATAAAGCCGTCTTTTACTAATGACTCAAATATCTGGAAGAAAAAAACATTGAGAATAAATAAATCTTGAGTAAGCTCATTTTGCCCAATACCTAGTGCTCTTGTAAGACTGCTCTCAAATAGACTAATAATAGCCTTATCTTTAAGCGCATCAGGATTTAATACTCTTGGCGTTCTATCATTGAGCCGCCTATCAAGAATCTCACTTAGCTTATCCTTTTCAGCTTTGATTAATATATTAACTGATTTTTTCCAGAAATCATAATCGTTGGCAATTTCATTCTTAGCCATTAGCTTAGAATCTTTAAGCAATTTACGCAAGCTATATAACTTTAACAGCCGCTTATGTATCTCTTGTTCCTCTGACTCATAAAAAGCATCAGTACAAACCGAATATAGAAAACATTGCCGATTAAGGCTCAATTATCTTCCTCCTGTTCTTGGTCATTATCTATATTAAAATCATCAGGCTCATTCTCGCATCTTTGAGATAATGATAAATCTCTATAAGCCCAATAATTATTATAACTCATCTCAAACCAAATAATTGCTTCACCTCCTTGGTCAAATGTATTATATCACAAAATCGGCTATAAGTCAAATAAATTGTACCCAGCCATAGCCGATTAATTAATTTTCTTTTACAAAGAAAGTACCAAAGAAATATATATCTATATCTTATGTTAATAACAATTATAACATAAATATAGATATTTGTCAATAGTAATATTTATATAATATTATAATAAATATATTATTTAATTATATATATTTATATATTGACAAATTGATTAAGTTATATTATAATTATTATTAATATAATATACAAAGGAGGTTGTAGGAGGAATTAAAAATTTTTATTAATTTCCTATTGACAAGCAAGAACGGCTATGATATATTAGTGGTACAAAGGAGCTGAGATATGTGAGTTTGTTTGATTCAATAAAAAGATATAATGCTCAAATTAATGAGGCTAAGGCGAAATTGATTGAAATCAATAGCCAGATTCAAGAAGCTGAAAATAAAAAGAAGTCAGTTGAAGTTGAATTAAATTCTATGCAAAACCGACTTGATGCAATGAATGTTTATATCGATCTTGGACAGACATATATTCCAGCTCAGAGTCTTGATGAATTGGAACGACAAAGAGCCGATTTACAAGATGAAATTATTAGTTCACTCAATTCTGGACTTTGGAGAATTGAACAGCAAGTAACCTTTAATGATTCAGTATCTAAAGGCAAAGCTCTTCAAAAAGCCCATGGCGATGGATTGATGTATAGTATGACAGCTTATATTGATTCAAAAGAAAAATCAGTCAATTTAAGTAATTATGAAGAATCAAAACGGCTAATAGAAAAGAAGTTCAATCAGCTCCAAAAGAAAGCAACGACTATTGGTATATCATTGAATAAAAATTATGTTGCTAAACGAATAGAAATGCTCAAGCTTAAAGCCCAAATAAAAGAAGCTAATAAGATTCGTAAAGAACAAGAAAGAAAAGAACGGGAACGGCTTAGAGAAGAACAGAAATTGCTTGAAGAAGCTGAAAAAGAAAGAAAACGGCTTAAGGCAGAAAAAGAGGCAATGGATATTGCTTTTGCCCATGCTCTTAGCAAATCAGAACAAGAAGAAATCAAATCTAAATTAGCTAATATAGATTTAAGACTTGCTGATATCGATTATCGCATAAATAATCCTAAAGCTGGCTATTTATACATTATCGCTTCGCCGTCTTTACCCGATATGGTAAAGATAGGCGTAACACGTCGCCTATCTGGCCCAATGGCGAGGGTGAAGGAATTAAGCTCGTCAAGCCTGCCATTTCCGTTCAAACTTGAAGCTTATTGTTTTAATAACGATGCATTTGAGCTTGAATCAAATATGCATAATTATTTCGATGCTTATAGAGTATCGCCTAATAGAGAGTTCTTTTATGTTTCCATAAAACAAGCAATAGATGTATTGAAAAATAATTTTAAGCAGGAGGTACATTATGGAACTTATGAAGAAAATAATGAAAGCGAGGATGATGAATAATTGACACACGAAAGATTTGAACAGTTGCTTGATGAGCTTGACGGCGAAAGTCTGACTACGCTTAAGTCTAAAAACCGGATGTATAGCGCACCTAATGATGCTCTCCATAATTTTGCATCTGGCGCTGACATAGGTGGCTGTACTGAAGCTCAGGCATGTTGGGGCTATCTTGTTAAGCATCTTGTAGCGCTCAGAGATAAGATAGAAAATAATGATTTTTCAAACAAAGACGATCTCAAAGAGAAATGCCAAGATAGTATAAATTATATTCGATTCATTTGGGCTATTGCTCACGAGGGCGAAGATACGTCATTTGATTATGATTTCAGTGATGATGTAGATGACTGCCCTGAATGTAAATATGGCAATGTTGAATTTGAAGATGATGGGATAACATGGAAAGAACCATGTAAGTCTTGTAAAAATGGTATACCAACAGGTTCACCAAAATACGAAACTGCAAAACTTAAATGGAAACCGAAGGAGAATAAATCATTATGACAATTAGAGAACTTATAGAAGAACTCGAAGAAATCGCTGATAAAGGCCTTGAGGTAACTGATTCAGAAGGGGCATCAATAACGCAGATAGATATATGCAAAGATAATTGGGGATATAGTTATGTCGAACTCGGCTAAGGGCACGTATGAGATTCTTGATGATTTGCATATATTAATGGCTTATGGGCACACTGAATTTGTTAGAGAAACGGCTAAAAATGCTATTAAATTAATTGAAATATTGTTGAAAGAAAGAGGTATAAATGAGTAATTGGTATGACTATATGACATGGGTAACAATAAATAAAACATCACCCGAAGTAGCTAAAATCCTTGAAAAGGAAATGAATCGGCAGGATAATACGGTCGAGCTTATAGCAAGTGAAAATTATGTATCAGATGCTATCAAAGCAGCTTGCGGTAGTGTGTTTACAAATAAATATGCCGAAGGAAAGCCGTATGCAAGATACTATGGCGGTTGTGAAAATGTCGATGAACTTGAATCTTATTGTCAAAAAAAATGGCTTGAAGTATTTGGCGTAAGAGATACTTATCATATCAATGTCCAGCCCCATAGCGGTTCTCAGGCAAATATGGCGGCTTATATGGCTGTACTTAATCCGGGTGATACGATTCTCTCTATGAGTCTTGATAATGGTGGCCACCTCTCGCATGGCTCTAAAGTCAATTTTAGTGGCAATCTCTACAATATCATCTCATATAATGTAGATTCTAATGGATTCATTGATTATGAAGATTTAGAGAAAAAGATAAGGTATTATCAGCCCAAGCTTATTCTTGCTGGTGCCAGCGCTTATAGTCAAATAATCGATTTCAAGAGAATACACGAAATAATTGAAGCTGTATGGCTTGATAAGTTTATTGGATATAATATAGATTATCAGCCTATTTTCATGGTTGATATGGCTCATATAGCCGGGCTTGTGGCTTGCGGTGAACATCCGTCTCCCTTTGGCTATACCGATATTATCACTACTACTACTCATAAGACGCTTAGAGGACCAAGAGGCGGACTGATATTCTGTAAGAATGAACTTACCAAAAAGATTGATTCAGCAGTTTTCCCCGGTACTCAGGGTGGTCCACTCGAACACATAATTGCGGCTAAAGCGATCTGCGCAGAAGAAGCACTTACGCCTGAATATCACGAATATATTCATAATGTTGTTATTAATTGCAAAGCAATGGCTGATGAATTTATCAAAATGGGATATGATGTAATTACTGGTGGCACGGCTAATCATCTGTTTCTTATTGACCTTAGTAAAACCCACCCTAATCTTAGTGGCAAAATGGTACAGGATGAGCTTGATAAGCATAATATAACACTTAATAAAAATTGTGTTCCTAATGAGAAACGTAGCCCTATGCAAGCAAGTGGACTAAGAATCGGCACGGCAGCTCAGACCACAAAGGGTTGGCACGGAAAAGATTTTATCAATTGCGCCCATCAGATTGATGAGATAATTAAGAATATGTAATAAAAAGAGGATGAATTAATTTTCATCCTCTTTATTTATGCCTTATCTATTAGTTCTTTATAATTGGTTTTGCTCTCATCGACAATACATACATCTACAAGCCCGGCTTTAATAGTTTCATACTTAGCCAATACTTGACTTTTACTGTTTAAGATTTTATCTTGGGCAGCAAGGTTGAGTATTTTTTTAGCTTTTCGTCTTGAACGAGTTATTTCTTCAGCAAGACGCATATCAGGTATGATAAATTTAATATCATAAAATTCTTCAATAGAATCAAATTGCAATCCTAATGCTCTTAGTTTATCTATATTTTCAGGCCGATTAATTAACCGATTTCTTTCTTCAAGTATCTGATAAAAATATATCTGTTTTATAGCCGTTCGATTTACAAAAGCTCCATCATTTGGCTTCTTCCAACCGACTTGATTACAAATATTATCTATGGCTTGATTTTCTATACTAAATAAAATTTGGTATAGCGCCGTACCCCTATCTTGATCTGAAGAGCTGATAGGAATAAATGACGTAGTAAAATCTTTAACTATCCTAATGGCATATCCATCGAAATATTTTATTACCCGCTCTTGTTTCATTTTATGTAGAGCATTATATACTCTATCAGCCAAAAGATTGCCCATTACTTTACACGCCTCATATTCTTGTTCAAAAGGCCGAGAATAAATCATTTCTAATGTGGCTCGTTTATCTTTACTCATAATGACAGAATAATTATCATTAACCATCCCTATCTTATTAAGCAACGGTGTCCTTGTGAACCACACCGGCTGATATTGATTCTTGGCTAAGATTTGGCAGATAGTTGTTTTGAATGACCAATACCATTCGTCTCTATCGTAATACGGCAATAGGGGTTCGTCCCTTATATCTATGATTCTATATTTGTTCTGCTTGCCAAAAGGAATATTTTTTATTATAAGCAAATTGGCCAAGTCTCTAAACTGCTTTGCTTTATTTGTCTTACCAGAAACTCTATTAATACCTAATTTATCACACAGTTCGCCATATTTATAATCTTGGCCTAAAAGTCCTTCGGCCGTTGATATTATTAAATTTTCTTGTTTTTCAGTAAAGCTATACATAGCGCCTCCTTGAAATATGTTAGACTCCTGACCAAGTGCGCCAATAGCACTTGGCAGGACCCATAGAATCGGCATTATCAAAAAAAATGTTCTAAACCCTATAGTATATTTATCTATAGGTTCGGCAACATTTTTTTATTTAATCGCCTCTTCCACCTCTATCATTCTATCATATATATATCAATATGTCAATATATATAATTATTAATAAATTGTTAATTATATTTTTATTTCGATTTATTGGGATTGATGAGTTTAGGTGGGGTTGGTTTGTTAGAACTACACCTCGATTTTGGCTAAAATAAATCCCTTTTGTCCGTAAATAGCCCCCGGTTTTCTGCTGATACAATTAAAATAAGGGTGGTATATTCACCAGATAATGATTATTATCTTGTATTAACGATGTAATTTGATAAAGAATTACAACGAAATGTCGAATAGTTACAGATTTGTTACAATCTGTATAAAGTATATTCGTATTACATACTCATTAATATTTATAATAACAAATAACACACAATCCCCACTCCCACTATAAAACATACAACAAAACACTATACTATTACCACCACTACACCACTACGACTATATAACAAATAAATAATATATAAATATAATTATTAATTACCATTACTATTATATAGCCATAACTATATAATAGTCTTACTACCACTATAATAATAATAGATATAAATATATAATTAATATCAATATAACCATATTATATAAAACAAAATAATAATTATTAATAGCCGCCGATAGCCTGCACAGATATAATATATATAATATTATTATAATAGATTAATAATAAATAATTATTATAATATATATAGACAGCCGCCATCCCCTATTATATTATAACTATATATAAATAATATTATATTATTATAATAATATATATAATCTATTTATAATATAATATTTATATAATTATATATGCAAATAATTAATTGCCGATTTATAATTATATTATAATGGGCCGTAGATTTAGAATTTATAAAATAGTATTATATAATTATTATAAATAGTCTGTTGTCTAGTGCAGCCCGATTTTATATATAATAAGGTAGATAAAAAATTTTTTTGAGAAAATTAAAATAATTGTTGACAAGCGGCCGAAGATTTGATATATTATTATTGCTCCATTTCGGAGCAGACTAATAATATAAAGGAAGGTAAACATTATGTCCAAAGTAAAAGAGTATCAGAATTGGGAGCGGGTAATATTCAAAGATAGAACGATACTTAAAAGTGATATTAAGTATATGTCATGGGATCAAATCAAAGCGTTAGACAATTTAGAAGTGCTATTAGATGAAGATAGTGGCACGACATTAATTATTAAAAATAGATAATTGAAAAATCCGGTTGAAATATACCGGATTTATTTTTTTATCTAGCAGTTATATATTATATACAAATTGCCTAAAATCATTTTATATATTTTGTGCATTTTGCGAATTGCAATATTGAAAAATAAGTGTATAATGACAGATGTCAATAAAAAGTTAGACAACAAAATAAATCAAGGCTTTAACTAGGGGGAGTCAATTACAATGTTATATTATAGTGACGAAGCAAGAAAAAGCGCAATTTCTTCTATTAAGGAGTGTATTTTAAAGATTGGTACAATCCCCGGACAGCATCTATCTTATTCCGATGCACGAAAAACGACAACATTTTTAAACATGTTAATTGATGAGATTGAAAAAGAAAGCAAATGCGAACATAAAAAAGAACGGGAATAAATAACCGTTCTTTTTTTCTCTGCTTTACTTTACTAAACTAAATCATTAAATTCATTTTGTCCAGTCACAATGACATATACAAATTAATCAAATATAACGTTATTAATTTGTGCAATATTACATCTTGCAAAAACAAAAAAATCGTGTATAATAAAAGACGTCAAAAGGAATTGACGAAACAAAAAAAATCAAATCAAAAAAAGGAAGGGATCCAATGAAAAACGAATACATTAATAAGAACGGCATGGACATGCGCACAGGGCTGTATATTAGCCGCTATTATGCTAAAAAGGTAGCGCGCGGCGATGAGATGGTTGTTAAGGTTGACGGCGGATATAAAATTATGACTGCTATAAATTATTATGTTTGGCGCAACCAGCATTAAGCATCAAAAAAAAAAGGAAGGTATTAAAAATGAAATTCAAAACTACTATTAAGGCGATCCGTGAAGGTTCTGTTAATGTCAGAAGTGCAGGGTATTGCGACTTGCAGCATCTTTTAACAAACCATAATCCGATAGCATATACAAGCGGCGTTTATGGATGGAATTTTGATGTATATGAAGTTTATGGTGTAACCATTTGTACAGGCTACCGAGGCATGCCGGGGAAACGGCTTGACGGGATCGCAGAAGCCGAAAATAAAGCAATGAACATTTTAGCATGGGAAAATAAGACTATGACTTATAATGAAAAGCGCGAAGCCGTGGAAAAGCTTCTGCATGAATTTTGTAAGGCAAACGGCGGTTATTAATTTCTGGCGCGGTTCTAACGGGTATCCGCTCAAAAGCCCGTTTCCACCAAAATTTTTTATAAAAGGAAGGTAAAATTATTATGAAATATTACAAAGTACCTAAAAATCTTGACGGGCGCGCCGTTCTCAAGAAGGGCTTGTATTGTGGCAAAATTCAGCGTTTTTTAATTGTAAATGAGCTTTACACCAAAAAAGAATTAGAAAAATATGGCATGACTATAGACGGATTTATTGAAATGGATATCCCTAAAAATCGCGTTTTCCATAATTTTGGCGTTCGATTTGAAAAGAAGGATTAATTATTATGGAAATAATATCAACGATTATATTAAACATCATAGCATTTAGATTTATTTATAAATTGTTTATAGCTATGGCAGAACATGGAAATTTTTAATTGAGGGGGATATTATAATGAAAACTATAAACGTTTATGTAAAAAAGAAGGGCTTTAATGTATATTATATGGTTGAGTACGATATACACAAATCGAATCAGGGCTATAAAATAGCCGTCCCGCGCCATGCAGAAGAAATAACAAAATATCGATATTATAAAGATATGTTTGTGCCTCATTATTCAGTTTATGACAAATGGGAAACTATACATGAGATAGGCAACGAAAGATTTTTTGAAGGAATAAGGCATTAACAAAATGTCACACATCTATATTGAATATATACTAAATGGCAATTTCTGCCAAGACAATTTTACATCATGGGATGAATATTTTGATACGGTATTTTGTCCAGATATTGAGATATTAAAAATTGTTGCAAGATAATAAAATTATAATAAGAAATGGAAGGTATAATATCATGTGGGAAGCAATAGCAGAATATGCAAATGGGATAAAAGTAGAAAAATATTTCCCTTATAACGAAAATGGAAATTATAATGCAGAATGTGAACGACAGTATGAGCTTGAAGCGTATTTAATTGGATTATATGATAATTGTATTTATTATAGTGTGAATTATATAGAAGAATAAATTGATTAAGCTATAGACAACTGCACATTATTTTAACATTTTATAATGTGTAGTTGTCTTATTTTGTCTATTAACAAATGTTTATAAGTTGGATAAAAGTGGATATTGGAACGCTGTAAAGTGGACATTAATTCGATATCTGTTTTTATGCACCTTGTAAAATCGTCGAGAATGTGCGTAAAATCGTTTTAAGCCCGTCGGGGTATATGGATATATGGCAAGCGATAGAAACGGCTTAAACGGGCTTATAATGGCTCTGAAGGCAGAGCGGATATAATAGGCCGTTGCCGTGATGTACAACCGGCGTTGTCTGTCTGTCTGTCTGTCTGTCTGTCTGTCTGTCTGTCTGTCTGTCTGTCTGTCTG